ATGATAACAACGAAACTATACTTAGATACAAGAGCGGTCAAGGACGGAGAGCCGGCACCGCTCAAAGTTGCCATCACGAAGAAGCGACAGGCAGCTTATATTCCTCTTGGTGTCAAATTGAAAAAAGAACAATGGGATGTCAAGAAACAAAGAATAGTTGATGCGCCAAACAAGCAGAGATTGGAAATATTTGTTAAGAACAAATTGGTAGAGATTGAAAATGCTATATTGGAACTGCAGATGAAGGGAGAACTTACTAAACAGACTTCAACGCAGATAAAGAATAAGGTTGTGGCCTATCTAGACCCTGATGTTAAGAAGAAAGACTTATTTATAAATAGGTATATAGAATATATGAATAGTCGTTCAGCACAAAGGACCAGGGAAATATATGCAACCACTTTGAAGAAAATGCGCGATTTCGATAGCAAGGTTGATACCTACGCTTTTGAAGATATCTCAAAGGATTGGCTGAAAAGGTTGGATGCCGAGTTGGTAAGACAAGGGTTAAAGAAGAACTCCAGGAATATACATTTCAGAAACATACGTGCCGTTTTCAACGATGCTATCGATAATGAGATAACCAGCCATTATCCGATGAGAACATTCGATATAAATCCGGAACAGACAGAAAAACGTTCTCTTTCTGTAGATGAACTACGTATCTTATTTAATTATAATGTGCAGCCATGGCAGCAGAAGTACCTGGATTATTTCAAGCTTACATTCTTCTTGATCGGGATAAACCCTGCCGATATTCTTAATTGTACGGATGAGAATGTTGTAGACGGAAGATTACTGTATAGACGAAAGAAGACCGGAAGGCTGTATAGCATCAGACTGGAACCGGAAGCCATACAGATAATAAATAGGTATAGAGGAAAGACAAAGCTAGTCAATTTCTCAGAGAACATGAGAAACTACAAGCAATTTGTGTGCAAGGCAAACAAGGGACTAAAGGCAATAGGCCCTGTCACTAAAGAAAGGAACGAGAAAAAGAAAGCTCACGATTTTCAGAAGGAATATCATATGAAGCATAATCCTCTGTTTACTCATATCTCTCTGTATTGGGCTAGGCATACGTGGGCAACAATAGCCTTCTCCATAGGAATACCCGAAGAAATCATTGCCGAAGCATTGGGACATTCCCATGGAAACAGGACAACAGCTATCTATATTGACAAGAGTGTTGCCAATATAGACGCTGCAAATAGAAAAGTATTGGATTACGTTCTATATAAGGAGCAACCAAAGGACTAACCCTTGGAAGCTCCTTTCGAACCAATTAAATAATCAGACCATTGTCTCTCATGAAGTTAACCATTGCCCTGTTCTGTGGCAAAAGGGCAGGGATATCCATTCTGTTAGCCTTATACAAGTTGGTAGCAGAATTATACATATCCCAGGCAGTTACAAACTCCTTATCGTGATAGGCCTCCAGCATATCCTCTGTGAAGAGTGTAATCTGTGACTGATTGAGAGGGTAGGTGATATTCTCACGAATAGACTTTCGTGATGTATCTGCCTTTACTCTGGTAGCAGTCATCAAACCAATGAGCAAGAACATCTGTTCTGCAGTAATGCGTGTCTCCTTCATCTTGGCAATACGCTCACGATCAGTCTCGATGATGTGCCGGGCATCGACAAGCCATGACTTTAATGTATCAAGCATTGCTGCCACTTCCATACCGGAACCCTTCTTGCCCTTTTCGGAATAGCTGGACATATACAGTTCTGGAGAGAGCATACACTGATTGTGGCAAATCATCACATTCGGACCGAATCCAATCTGAATACCTTTCTGATGGAAGGCTACGGCCACATTAGTAGTAGTCTCATCATTATCAAAATCAGTGATACGAATATTGGCATAAACTCGGCGGAGAATATGCGCCTCTACCGCATGCTGACCTTTGACCGCTTCCACTTGTGGGAGGCGAACCACTCCAGGCGACTGACGGTCTCTGTTCTGTGCTGCAAACATATCATAAACCTCCACATTGTAGCCAAGCTCTGTACACTCATCAATGACCTTGTTGAAAAGGTCAAAGTGATAGATGCCACGGAGTGGATTTCCGTAAACATCATCCTCGCGGTGTGTGCGACTCAACTGTTCGAGAGTGATAGCCTGAGTCTTGGCTTTCTCGAAATCAAAGAACTTGTCTTCATTAACTGAAGAAGGAACTGCTACCATATCCTCGGCAGCCTTACTCAAATTTGTTGCTGTTGTCATAATCTTTAATATTTTTAATTGGTTACAAATTATTTCAATGGAATGCCTGCTTCTTCAAGAAGCTTGATTCTCTCTTCCTTTGTTGCTTTTGTCAAGTTTGTCTCTTTGACAAAATTCCCGGAAGAGTCTCTTGTTATAAGAAAAACATAGTCGGCATGATTGATCCAACTTCTCTGACACTCCTCACGATAGGAATTGGCCTCCTCGTAAGTCTCAAACCCGCTCTTTGTGTCATACATTTCATCGTCGCGGGTAACATATAAACTGCTAGTCTTCATTTTTAATCTCAATTATGTACATTAATTCTTTCTCCAGAACACCCTTCTCTTGATAAGGAGAATCGTACTTATATACGACTGCATCATCAAGGAATGTTCTTACTCCCTCCATAAAGCCATCTTGTAACACAGAATTATCTGTTATGTAGGCTGCAAGGAAGAAGCCGTTTCTTTCCTGCGTATCACCAAGGCCAACTGCACTGAAATGACTTCTGAAAGTAGTACCCTGCAACTCATCAAATGAGTACTGAATCATAAGTCTTTTCATCATTTCAAAAAATACTGCTACTTTAATTGCTTTCATATAAGTGACTTAACCGTGTTGTCGAGGGCTTATTCTATTAATATTTGTTTGCTATATCAACTAATACTGCGATAAAGATTAACGTATCTATGACAAATATAGTTCCCATATCAGGCCTCCTTGATTATACCATACTTATTTTCTTTAGAATACTCAATAAATCCCTTGTCATTAAGAGATTTCAAAATCCTTTCCAACTGGAAATCTGTGTAGTCGCTATAAAGGACTAAGTCTTCAAATGAAAATATTTCTCCATCGAGAGCGAGAGCATATTGCTTGATCTCTTTTAATACTCGACTTTCTTGAAAAGTAAGCTTTTTGATTTCTTTAATTTCTTCCATCTTTTTAAGATTTTAATTGGTTCAACATAATCTGTGGTTAGTCAAAATAACCACTATTTCTATATGCAAAGGTACAAAAAAAGTGTGATATATGCAAATATACCACACTTTATTTTAGTTAAAAATACTAAATTTAACTCACTGAGTATCAAAGAGTTATACGCTTTTGTAGATACTGCTTAATGTAATGATTTTTGTAGCTTCGCCGACTTTGTCAATCAGATTGGTTACGGCTTCATCCACTTCGCACAAAGCATTATACACATCGTTTGGAATATTTCCTGTCTCCAAATCATTACTACTCATTTTCCAAGTTTGGTTTAGCTGCCTTGCAGCATCCACCATTAATTTAATGTCCGTCATATTTCTAAATTTTAAATGAATATCCTACTAACTGCCTGGCAGAGCCATCCCATCATATAGCAAGGCTCTTCGTCTTTCAAGTCAATACCTAGTGATTCGCAGATATGAGTGACAACATGAAACATTTCGTGTGTGGCAGTATTCACGAACTCATATTCTGATGTGGTCCTGCTAATAGCAACCACACTCTTTCTACCTGCAAGATTGGAGTAGGTTAGACCTGTGTTCGGTATTCCTCGTAAGCAATGCTCCCTTGCGCTTTCGACTGCCTTTTCTGTGCAGCCTATCTGCACAAGGGAGTTACATACCTCATCGGTATCTGATGATTCCAAACCGTAAAACACAAGAACTTTCCAATCGTACTTTTCTAGATATATCTCTTGACTTATCATAAAATATCATCCCATGGAATGCCGATGCCATTATGATTGCAATCGGCATAGAATCTGTTAAAGATGAAGCCATCCTTCTGATCGGTATCATCAACCATATCTTTCACGAACAAAGCCATGTGAGCTTCGTCCTCGATGGAAGACTTATAGAAATCAGCCTTAACCATGTTTGCCACATAGACATGATCATAGCCTACATTATTTTCAAGTGTCACTCCCTGCTTGGTAAGGATGGATTCAACCTTATCCTTATCCATATAGTCAACCTCCTCATCCTTTTTGGTGACTGGGTTGTATTTTCTCATCTGAGCGACTGCCCATTCGCAAGCCTTCTTGTTGAAGTGCCAGCCATTATATCTCAGATATGCTATCATTCCTTCTGGCTTCATATCGTAAGCATCCAAAGGCATTCTACATTTTCCCATAGCTCTTTCTTTTAATGGTGGCAGGGAAAAATCCCCACCACCGAATTAAACATTAGTAACGTCCACCGCCACGGCGACCATAGTAGCGTCGCTCTCCATAGCGGTCTTCGTCACGCCAATCTTCATCGTCCCACTTGTCACGATAGTCTGGCATTGGCATACGATTACCCATACGCTCACGCTTCAGACTATCCAAGCACTTCATAACCTTGCCACCTGCTCGAACCATTTCCTCGCAGTTGTCAACAAGCTCATCGAACTTGTTTTCCGTAATTTCTACCATATATCCCATAGCAATTACTTTTTAAAATTGTTACCGCTCAAAGCCTTAGACAGCATGGATTCAATATTGGATAGCGTTCCCTTCATGCCGCTGACCTCTGATTTGAGGTTACTGATGTCTTTTTCCTGCTGCTTTTCCTTAGCAATCTGTGGGTTGATTCTAGTGAGCATTTCCTCGCAGGAGCTTATAACTCCATTGTGGTAATCTACACTTTCCACGACTCCCTTTGAATGTCGCAACATAGCATCAATCTCGGCGCACATAGCTTCTCTGCTGTCACTGACAACAACACCTTCATTGCCGAAGTTCACTATCTGTGCCGTAGATGGCAGCTTTTCGAAATTGACCTGCTGGTCCTCTACTTGCACCTTAACATCAACGGTCGTCTCCAATGTCGGAGTCTGTCCTGGCATATAGCTAGGATATTTCTGCTGAGGATTGCTGACCGATATTACTTGACCGATTTTTAGAGTCGGCTTTTCTCCTCCCTTGTCTAAAATGTAGAAGAGAGAAGACTGTCTTAGTCCTTGAAACATTTTCTTTCTCTTTTATTAAAGGGGCAGACTTTTCAGTCTGTCCCATAGTTAATACTCTGTTAGCCGCCTGTAGGCTGCTGAAACCCAAGCAGTCGGATAATACCGCTCTTCTTATTGATGTATGCCAAAGCCTCCGTAGTTTCAGAAACGCTAGCTCCCGTCACTGCATTTCCCGCATGATCAACAACTGGCACCTTTGTTGTGCCGGAAGTAGTTCCGCTAGTGTTGGCGGTTCCGTTAATAGTGGTCGAACCACTATTTGGAGTTACGATCGTGACAGGAAGTGTCGCACTTCCCGCGGCAACTCCTTGATGTATCTTCAAGAGTACAATGCACTCGCAAGGCAAAGCATTGTAGTAGCAAGGATTGATACCATAATCAACACTCGCATCTGTGACCTGCTGAGCATTTGTCTTCAGCTCATAGATACCTCCTACATCAATACGTTTGATTTGGTTTCTCTGACCGATTGGAATAAATGGATTGAATGGATATAAAGGGAACATAGTTACCTCCTTTCCTAACAACCGCATCCTACAGTTGAACGAGAAGCCGCTACATCACCTGCATAAGCTCCCATGGCGGCAGCAGTATAAACGTCCTTGTTGAATACTCCGTACTGAGGGTACTGAACACTGATGGTATTAGGCAACTTGCACTTGATACCAGCCACCTCTGCCTGCAGTGCAGCCAAAGCTGCATTTACTGGTGTGATTACCTGCGCCTGATAAGACTGCAAAGCCTGTGTCTGATGCTCATTGGAAATCTGAGCAAGCAGGGCGCTGTTCTTCTCTCTCAAAGCATCGAGCTTATCCTGCATTGCCTGTGTCTGCATCTGATCCAACTTAGCCAAGACAGACTGATTGTTAGCATCTGCCTTGTCACGGAGCATCAAAGCATTGGCATTTGCCGTATCATTGATGGCGTGGGTCTGCTGACAGATAGACAGCTTGATGTTGCCATCCATAGCAGTTATGGCGTTGTTGGTCTTGCAGCAGCATTCTGCCAACTGAGTAGCGATGGCATTGTTACCCTGCATGATAGCAGTCAAAATCTGATTAGCATTCATGCCCATCTGATTGCCGAGGTTGCAAATCTGATGACCTAAGCCATTGATTGCAGCCATGACTGCATCACTTGATGTGTTGAGGGCTGTAGCCAAGCTCTGAACGTCGAAACCATTGCGCTGAACAGCCTGCATGATAACGGCTGTATTGGCATCATTGTTAAGCATTGGCACAACACCGCCCTGTCCGTTAGAACCCATGCAGCGATTACCTCCGAAGAACCCCATACCATTATTGCCCATAAGGATGAACAAGAGGAGGATTGCAAAGATGTCTTCACCCCAACCATTTCCGTTTCCACGGTTGTTCAAGAGTGCAATAAGACCTGGGTCAACACCCTGTCTCTGCATGAGTGCAGGAAGCATAGCCAAGATTCCATTAGAGCCTGTGCCGCTTGTGCCGCTCTCTGGATTGAACACGTAAGTTTTACTTTCCATATCCCGAATTTTTAATTTAACCTTAATTTTTAACTAACACTATTTGTAACGTTACGTGTGCAAAGTTAGAAAATTGTTTTGAAATAAGCTATAAGGCTATCATAGTTTTTGTTAGTGACTCTAAATCAGTGGTTTATGGTGATAGTAGGTGGACTCATTTTTAATCCTCTTAGAACGGAAGAATTTACTTTGCAAACAAAAATGGCGACCGCTCATCACGAGTAGTCGCCCTAGTTATCCAAAAATAAATCTTAAAACCTTAATTAAACAACTTTTCTAAGAACATTTCTTTTTCTTCCTTGATATATATAATAAGTACATAACTATGAGTATAAAGCAGAACCAAAACATCTGCCCCGTTTTCAAGAATATCTTCTGCATACTTGACAGAGATTTCTCTTTTATAGAAGGAGCGTCAATCTTATAGAACTGAGAGGTACCAATCTTTGATAATGAGTCACATCTTTCTCTGTAATATATAAAGCTATCTTTGTATGCTTTATATGTACTGATGGTATCGAGTAGCTTTCTTCGTTCCTTTTCAAATAAATAGTGACTCTCGTAATGAAAACGATCTTCACCAATCTTATTCCCTTGCGCATCATATCGGGTTGCTGTGCTATCTTTTACATAGCTGCTATCTTTTGTAGCCTTTTCTGTTTCTCGCTTTTGGATATGTTGCCATTGCTCGAAGGCATAAGACAATCGGGTAGTGAAGAGGGAATCGAACTTCTTTTCACTCTGCTTGTCTGTGATGAAGGTTTGTTTAGTTACTGCTCTAGGAGTACTGCACCCTAAGACAGAAACAAGCGCAAGACCTACCACTAGGGTAATAGTTGCCCATTTCCAAAATCTTATATCATACCATTTCATCATTTATTCAATTTTAGATTACCATACGTAATGTAGCTAAGTCTGCGAAGCCACCCTTTAAGAAAACCTTTCTGGTCACCGACTGCAATTCTCTTTAGATAAGCTTTTCTATCTTTCTTGAAGGCTTCGAATAATCTTTCTCCATTGGATTTATTAATGGCATACAGCGTCTTATTACCGATAATACCATCTGCTGTGATACCTAATACAAGTTGCAGATGTTTTACCGCTTTGCTGACTCCGCTATTATAAGCGAAGTCTACTAGCATGTTGGCTACGCTCTGATCCTGTATTCTATCTGCTTTGCAAGCGTTCCAATAGTTCTGCTTAAAAACACGATGAAAGTCTTCCTCAGTAAGGCGTTTTACATCTTCCTCGTTAAGGACACCATCACCATTCTTGTCATACCCGACTCTTTTCCAGGTAGCAAGGGTAATGCCGTATTTTGTAGCGCCACCCCTGTCATGCTTGTTATTTGTATATTTGTCCGTTTCCCAACTGAGGATAAACGGAACGAGTTTACTAGAATCAGCCATGTTTACTTCTCCTCCTCGCTATAATCATTTCCTTGAATAATGCAGCCAAATACAAGAATGCTTCCTATAATAGCTGCCACCATAATAATCGCTAACATCATATCTTTTCATCCTTTTCTGTGTAATTTAGATAGTCTGACAAATATGGAATCTTCTCGATAAATTTGAAGCGCATGAGATAATAGAGGAAACTCACTACATACCAAGGAGGGGTACCCTTCTTGAATATCTGTTTCAAGTTCTTCAGAATATTGCATCCGTAGAACCACAATACTAGATACGAGATAAAGGAAACACATTGAACAGAACCTTCCATTTGTCCTTTGAATCGCCCGATTGCATATACTGCTGCACAAAGAACGAAGAACACGGTAGCGTGACCGATGCACACAACTGCCTTCTTCAACTCGAAGTTCTCTCCTTTTGCAATCATGCCACTAAGATAACCGAAAATAAAGTTGAGGGTGAAGACGATCATAAGCGAAGACAACTCGCCTTCAATCGGTTTAAGATAGGCGAGGAGTGCAAGAACTACGCCTACAACAATATCTTTAATTCTATCTGCCATACTATAACTATTTGATGATTAAACAATAACGCTGCAAATATACAACAAAATATTTAATCATCAAATAGATTTTACGAAAAAGTGCAAAACTTTATTCTAACATATAAAAAAGAGAGGCAATCACTTACCTCTCTTACTCTTAATGAAGTGCAGAATATCCCACTTCTTCCAATACCTAGTGTGTCCTCGCTTTTTGCAAACGCCATTTGGAATATCACCCCTAGCAACCATACGATTGAGTGTTGCATCAGAAACGTGAAGCTTCTCCTTGACTTCCTCGGTAGATAGCATCGGGTTTAGCATATCGGGGATGATGTCACACAATCTATCCAAATCATCATCGCTCATTCCGCAAGCGGTGACCTTCTCTCCATTTCTCTGTTGCTCGTCTGCTTTAAAGCAAGCATCACTGAGCGACTTTAAAGCCGTTCCGAGTATCTTATAATTCAAAATCTTTCCCATCACGCACAAATTTTACGTCCTAGTTTCGTTTCATTAACAAACATTTTAGCAAAGCTATACAAATAGAATATAGCTGTCACGACCATGACCGTAAAGCAGGAATCCACCATATCATTAGTTGTGTACCAACTCCACTCTACAATATGAGCCGCATTGATGCCTAAGAAGTACATAAATGGAATGCGATACCACTGGCACAAGAAGAAAAATCTACTTGCCAGTATCGTTACCATCGGCAGGACGTAAACCATGAAATAAATAAAGAAATAGCAAGGCATATTTTCATTATATGGGATAAACATCTCACGTGGATGCTGAGAGAACTCCCAAATGACGTATGCGTGGAAGAACATAATAATGATAGGCACATACTTGCAGAACCAGCGGAAGAACTTCAATATTCTTCTGCTATACCGATTACCATGCTTCTTAATCATATCCATCAGCTCGGTAACGTCCACATTCTTTAATAGCCGTTGGACTTCGGCTTCGTCTTCTTTAGTCATAATCTCTTTTTTTAGGTTGATTTAAATTAAATTAAATTAAATTATTGTGCAAAGATACACTTTTTTGCGCAAAACCAACGAAAATGAGAATATTTTTGTGTTAAACTTCATAAAAAAAAGTAATAATCTGAAAGTTTTGTTACCGATTTTTTGTTACCAAAATTGAAGAAAATGGTAACAGAAACATTGCGCTTTCAGTTTATTTTCGTAACTTTGCAGCAGAAATCAAAATATTAAGATTATGAAAAAATTAGAACCATACGAAAATCAAATGATGTACCTGGTAGGTGGCAGTAGGTTGCCATCAACTCCTGGAGAGCGAGAGTTGGAGCACAAGTGTAATCCGCACCCTAACGACTGGATAGATGGTATCTATGATTTCAACAAACTTCCTTTTGCTGTTAGAATGCAGAAAGGTCTAGTAACGCAAGCAGAGGATGAACGAAGGAAAGGTAGATATGGCTATCTTAGTGATTTAATTCCATCTTTCGGTGGCTCTGATGCTCCCATATTTCGCTGACATGATAACAGAACCTATAGAGAAGTTCGATGCAACACACTTCCCTGACGGACGAGAAAAGAATAAGGCGGTCACCATGTAGTGAACCGCCTTATCTGTTCCTATCCTTCGAGCAAATCAACTATCTGACCATAACCACCTACAGCCATGACAGGACAGAGTATCTTCTTGATAAGAATAATATCCTCAGCTTCGAGGTCCACGTTTTCGGCATCCTTGCCTATCTTGCAAGCTACCCGATAAGCACGCAGCTTTTCTTCGCCCGATAGCTGAATACTCTGATTGTCTATCACCTCGAAGAGCACCTTACCTACAATATCGCCCATAATCTGTGGCTTGTAGATTTCCTCTCCGTTCTCGTTCTTTACTGGTGATACTATCACCTCACCCTTCCAATTCTTGAAAGGTACATTAAAATTCTTTTTCATATTTCTTACTTTTTAATAATTATATTGCTATTTCCCAATAAACCAATTTACGTTCCAATTACTACCATCATATATTAATTCTGTTGTCTGGTTGTATAGACCCGAAGTGAAGCTATTTTTACAAACTTTGTGCCAACACATATTATTAAGTGATGATTTAATAACAAAGTTGTCACAAAGTTGTAGAAACTTATAATATTGACCTCTCTGAGGTTTCGCTGGAAGTGTAATAGTTACGACTTTGGTTACTATAACGAAACAATCCATATCCGTCAACTCCATACTTCTGTCTATTTTCCTGGTCATGGGTCTAAATCCTCCATACATGCCATGTTCTGCATATATTGCAAAGTTACCATACACTGCATTATTCAAATTATATATAGGATTATCGTACTGCTGAGAATCATCGCACCCTGTTACAGAAATGCGTATACCAGACTTCAGAGTATCACCATTTGCGGAAAAGCTATCATCTATTAAAAGATTACTCAATAATGCTGGTACCTGATGAGTAGTCTTATACTCACCCAGCCAAACCGTCCTTTTTCTTTCCGATTTCCATGTATGCGTATCTGGATTAAAAGTCCTGCTATATCCACGAAACAACATATAGTTGTTGTATAAGGCGAAACCAGGCTCCTCATCATCGTATCCAGATATATATCTGAGACTCATTTTATCCAACGAAAAACAGCCAAGCGTGGCACTTGTAGATACCATGTGCCCTTCATTGGTAACATAGAATGGAGATTTAGCTGCCGTATCAGCACCAACAAACAACGGAGCATTGGAATTATTCACCTTACACGCATCAATCTCGTAGTTGCCGAAATAACCAACCTTGGTCGTACCATCCTCAGACTTCGCCCAAAGGTGCTTAACATCGATTTTATCAGCATCAATCAGGTTAGCATTGAGCTTGCCATTGCTGAACATTCCAGCTTCCTCATATCCGTGAGTTCCATCTATTCTTGTTAACACTTGCACCTTATCACCATAAAGCTTGACTTTATCAGTAGTGATTTCGATACCAGCCTTCTTCAAGGATGCTTTATCTGCCAAATCGGTCTTGCGCTCGGTAAATTCGGTCATGGTTGCGCCTATCTCCAACTTAGGCTGACAGACGTATACATCATTACCACTATTGCATCGGATAAGCAGATCCTCGGGAAGAGGGTGTCCGCTTGATGTATTAAGATGATAGTGTACCCAATAGCGTTTCCATTCGTTTGTTAGCTCGAAATCAACATTTCCATCTGGCGATACGGCATCATGTTTATTGTTAGAACTCTCTACAAAGAAACTAGGTGTTCCATCCTTCCAAAGATAAGTACTAACCACACCAGTGCCCTTAGCGAGGAAAGAGAACATATAGTCTTGCCCATCATTGATACGCCCGACCATATTCCATTGTAGCATCTCAATATACGTACTTGTTGTGTTGTTAGAATGAGCAACAGCATAAGCGTATTCGTAGCCTTCATTGATAATTTCGCTACTCTCTATTTCAAGATTACCGCTCTTTTCCAATGACCTTGTATTATCAAGGATGTTGCCGCCTACATAGTCGTAGTCATCTTCCGATAATGTCCAACCGCCATACGTATCGCCATCTTCCATCATAGGCTTACAGATATAAGCGTGACATGTAGGATATTCAGTCGCACCAGTTGCCTTCGGAACATTCTTGTTATTGCTCCAGAAGTTCACGGCTAAGTATTCGGTTGCATCTTTATACTTGCTTGTATCAAGTATAAATACGATTCTCTTCCATTCGTTCACGTTATCAACATGATATATCTCTCTTACAGAAGTATCACCTCTGTCTTGCTGATTGATGCTGTTCATAAAGAAACATTCGATGGCAAACGGCAATTCTGTGTTGTCGCTCTTTATCCAGCATGATATAACGTACTTCTTGCCATTAACGATAGGAATGTTTGCGACACTATTTTTCTGTGTCGAATCCCAAAAAGCACCAATGTAGTTACCATCGCCAGTTCCCGAATACTTATCTGAGCTATGGATGCAGTTTACGCCATCAACGCCTGTATTCTTCTCGATGCGAGCTAACGAATGTATAAACACGCTGTCCTGATTGCGGAATGCGCTATTCACAAGCATATTGCGTCTGCCGGAGGTCTTAGATAGTACCTCTAACTTGATGTTATCGGCTTTCTGCGATATGGTTGATATTTTCTCTTCCATATCGTTTTTATTAGCCTTATTATCAAGTTCTTTTGATACTTCTGTGTATTTGTTGCTGACCTCAGTGTACTTCTGAATATACTGCTTATTATCCTTGATAAGGGCATTAGCAAAGGTGTTAACATTCACAGAAAACGGAAGATAAGCGTTATATGTAATACCATCAACCTTGATTCTGAACACACCGCCACCAGCTGAAGATGGAACATACGATGGTTTTTCTGTTCCTTCAAGCTGAGTTGAGGTAATATTTTTGAACCTACCTTTCCAAAGACCTGATTCTTTAACTAAATAGTAATTGCAATTATCGCCTACATTATTATCATTTATCGTACAAGTCCAACCTCCTTCACCATATTCTAGTTCCGTACTACCACGATACACTCTAATGACTGCGCTATTATCTTGGTATTGCCCATTATCAATTTCACCCCTATCGTTTGCATTGAATACAATCTCAGAAGGAACGAACACAATATTGATAGCATCCTTTCCGTCCTCTGGTGCTCGCTGAATCCAAGCCGAACCCCTCGCAACAAAATCTTTTTTTGCCATTTTCCCACCCTTTACCTTTAAATTAGACAATCATTGTCACTACCTCTTTGGCTACACTCTTAGCCTTCACGCGCCAAGCTTGCATTTCTGCAAACTCTGCTTGATGTTCCTTGCTATCGCTTTCGAGCAGATGGTTGTTGATGATAGCCTGCATCTTATCTGCAGGATAGTGGTCACAAACGATAGCATTCACAATACCATCATAGGTGCGAGTACCGCTAACATCAACATTCTCCATTGAGCACATACCATCTGGTATAATCACTTCGCCATCCTTTGATGTCTCATCCGCCATCTTCTCAATATCAAAGAATACACGGATGATGTCACCCTCTTCACGAACAATAATACCATTTTTTGGTAATACATCTAAAACTTGAAATACCTTCATAATTTTACGTTTTTAAAATTCAACAATAATTATTCTATATCATAAGTATAGCGACCGCCAGCCTTGAAGACTTGTGTGATGTACGTCTCTTCGGGCAATATGTCCTTTTCTTTCGCCTTTATCAGCTTGCCGATTATCAAATCTGATGTCGTGCAGAACTTCTTTTTATTGCAGTCCTCATCGGCATCACGTGCATCACGATACAACACGAAACATCTGCCGCCTTTCCCTTTCACGGTGCAATCGGTTTCAAAGTCATAAATGACTATATGTGTGCGCTTCTGAGCCAAATTGGCAATCTTTTCCTCTTCTACATTGAAGATGCGCTTTCCGTTCTTACCCTCGCTGACAATATCTGTCGTTATACCATGTTCTCTAAAACTCATGCCGTTTTCTGATAATATCTTATGCCAAAGATTCTTGCATTTTCCCCACTTCATGATGCCGTTGTAAGCACCATAGAGTTCTTGCCTTCTCTTTCGTGACTTGACACGATGGAATGCTTTCGCACATTTGACTTTCGTGCGCTTCCTAACTCGCATATTATGCTTTGAAAAAGCATATCCTACGAAATCCAGGCATCTTCCATCAATGCCTTTTTCTTCATCTTTCAGTAGTGCAATATAGCTACTTGCCTTTATGCACAGACCATATTCATTACATTTCTCGTCTAATTTATTCAGAAGATACGTAGCTCTTTCCTTAGTCTCTGCAAATTGGGAATCATCGTCACAATGTCTGTGATAACCCTTTGAATGCACTGTTTGCGTCATGTATCTGTCAATCATGTGCCATACCAAATTGCCTATCAACTGACTATTGCAGCCACCGATTGTTATTCCTCGTTTACTGCCTACATAGTTCATCGGCTTCTTGCTAGCCCATTTGCAATAGCGCATCTTACGCTGATACTCTTTCTCCAACAAAGGCTCAACATCTGATTCATAATCAAGAATTGTCTTGTCTATCAGTTTCAAGAACAAATCATCATTAATGAAACGACCTAAAACGAGCAATACAACATCATGAGGTATAGATGGATAGAATTTGCGCAAATCCGACTGAACAATATATTTGAATTTCTTATATCTTCTAATCGTGCGTCTAGTTCTGATAGCACCAAAAGTCTGACCCTTGTTTGGTCTTCCTGCACTGGAATCATATATGAGCACTCGCTCAACGATAGGCTCTAATACAATCTTTATCGCATGAAAGAGAATACTCCAAGGTTCAAAGTACAGAGGAAATATTTCTCTTTTCTTTCCCTTTGAATCAATCTCCGTAGGCTTATATTCCTTTGTCGGATATTCACCTAGAATTATCATGTTCTGTATAGCATCCAAGCTCTCTTCTCTGTGAGCACGAAAGTTATTGGCATACCACACATTTTTATCATCCAACGCATCAAGCGCATCATCAGCAGCTTGATTCAATACTTCTCTTGACGCTATCTTATCTATTAGATGTCTTACCTTCTTTGTCATTAATTCAAAAATCGCTTATCTTCCTAGCCCAAGGTTTTGGTCTTTTACGACTACTTAGCCTTGCTTGCTCATAAGAGCCTTTCCGCTGATATGTTTTGGCTGATTCAGTATTTCATTATACTCTACAACCAAGGTTTGAGGGACTCGCAGAGGTGACTTAGCCTACACGAAGCAGTTCCACGTCCACGATGATTAAGTTAGACGAGCCCCGTAGTTCGCATTCGCATTCGAAAAAGCGTTGTTCGAATTGACGTAAGCGAGACCGCTATTCGAACCGTTATTAGCGTTCCCACCGAACAAACAGAGCTTTGCCCCTCGCCACCTATTATATTGTCACGAAAGAATTTCTTTACAAAAATCTTGAACTATTAATTTTTAATTACTTAACACTATTTTTTGACATCCTCGCATTCGGTTGCGTGAGATTGGAGGGACAAGCCCTCCAATGCGGATGTCGCTGACTTTACAAGTCAGCTCCGTTTACGTATTGCGTTTTTCCGTAATAAGCGAGACGAGCCCCGAAGTACGCATGCGCAAGCGAAAAAGCGTAGTCCGAATTGACGGAAGCGAGACCGCTAAACGAACCGTCATTAGCGTACCCACCGAACAAACAGAGCTGTCCTGTAGCTAAATTTCTCCAGAAGTAATCGCACCAATAGTTGTTTGAGCCGCCACCTGTTGTGCTCTGTGCGATAAGGTCAAAGTGCTCACCAAGAGCCATCTTGCTTACATATCCTTCTCCGTCCATTCGCTCCAACTTGCGATAATCACCAGCAGGCTTAGTTGTAAGCTCTGCATCTGTAGGCATTCTGTTGCCCTCATAGATGAATACTTCCTTACCTGTCTGTCCTGTATTCTCGCTCTTACCGAAGTAAATATTTTGCGTCATTTCATGTTGCCAGTTCCAACCATCCTCAATACCGAACAATGATACTCGGCTGCTGTTTACGCTTGCTGGTTTGCCAGCGGTAACATCGGGAAGAGCATCAATAGGAATACTACCGCATGAATCACCGAGTGTCTTGGTAGCTCCAGTTGTCAGCTTAGATGCTGCGCCCCAGAAATCACCACCCACAGAACCGCCAACACCATATCCAATCTTTTCTTGGCAGTTCGGATTACCATACTCAGATAACTGAAGCATCATCATAAGTCTGCGATGGTCATAGCAAGAAAGACCATAGTCGTTACCATTCGCTCTAGCCTTAGCCCAGAACTGAGATATTGTAAGACCGCCCTTTGGTACACGACCGCTACGAGAAACCAACTTATCGGCAATTACATCTGCCTTATAAGCACCAAAGCAAGGTGACTCGATGTAATGACCACCGATAGGAAGTAATGATAACCACAGATACGGAATACCTGTAACCGCATCAGTCTTTACGAGATAGTACAGACGAGGAGCATGGAACATGATATTACCCTTTGTTTCGTCAACTACAGTACCATCAGCAAAATAGTTACTATTGGTCTTAGACAACTTAGCCAAACGACCATCCTGTGTAAGGAGATAGCGACCTGCCGTCTCTTTGTACTGCGCCCACATATCCAAGTTACCGACACGACCCCATTCTGGGCTTGTCTTAGATGATGGAGACTGATAGATAGGAATACCCCACGCATATTGAGAGAGGTTGAGCGAACCTGTCTGTATTGAGTTCATAAAGTCCTTGACTGAGATTCGCTTGATAGAACCACCAATCTCAACCAAAACATAATCAGATGCAAGCATTGAGTTCACCGCATCAGCTTTTGCCAAATCTTTTGCTGCCATAATTTTTATCTATTTACAAATTAGTTAAACATATAAGTATTTCCTTCTGCGTCAGTATAGACATTTCCGTCCTTATCTGCCGCATCTTGCAACGCACCCTTGAAACTTGCATCATACAACACATGTATACCATCGTTGATAGTGTTACCGACACCAGTTTTGTCTATATCGTACACAACAGTACCGCCGACATTCCAAAGCTTCTCCGTTGTAGCGTTATTTAATACATCAATAGCTTTTGTGAACCATTGTATATTGAATACAGATTCTGGACACTCAACCTCATTTTTATCTATTGTGATAAGAGCCTTGTGCTTCTTCTGCTTATCATCATTATAGATGGCTGTCAAGTTGAGTACTTCTGCTTCGAAATCCTGATAGGTTCTTCCGAATGAAATCTGTCTCTGTGCCACCACATTATTGCCAATAAGCACTCTGATTACATAATCGCCACTATCAATAGCTCTGAGGTCAAATCCGACTTCACTTGCCGTCACTTTGATAACCTCGGAATATCCACTTGATACATCAACAAGCGAATTGGCAGAAACAACCTTAAATACCTTGATGCTATATCCTGTATTGATTTCCTTGACACCTTTGTATACATGCAGAGGGATAGTACGCTCATACTGATTTCCGTCATAACAAGCATTCCTATCGTCATTGCTGAATGCAATCAGACCATGAGCAACCTTGTAATCATACAGGGCAAGCTTATCATTGAGTGGATTGTACAGAATCTTGTCGGCATCACCGAAAGAAAGTCCATAAGTATCTTCCGTCTTGTTGAACGTGCTCAATATGAGTTCCTCTGTGTCTACTTTCAGTCTTGTCTGTAGACGATAGTCAGGGATTACTGACGAGAATGTCAGCGAGCATCGTTCCTCTCGTGAGAGATTACGCATTACCTTCAGCGCACCTCTCATACTTCCGTCTTGCAGAATCTCGTACTTGCCATTCCATGATGCAATAGTGGTAATATCAACACCATTGACCTTCCATACCATTTCGTCAAGAATGCTATTGCATTGCTTGTTAGCCCATGAATTATCAGAAGCCCAAGCCGTTATGTCGGGATAAATCACGGTAGGTGTAATCTCTCGGTTTGGCTCATACTCACCTGTATCGGTGTTGTAGACCTGTGTCGCTGGGCTACCATCCGTAAGACAAACAAGTCTTTGGCTCACATCTAGCGGCTCATAGACTCGATTAATAAAATTATCTTTACTTCTCATAGCTTATTATCCTTTACTGGTTTCTGTTTCGGATGCGGCTGCCACCTTCTCTGTGCAAGTGACAGAACCTTCGATGTGTCCGTCCTTTTTATCCTCAAAGTACGAAGCATCAATTACGGCTACTTCCGTATCGAATGTATGCAACTGCTTAGTGTAATCGTGATTCCACAAGATATGATTCCAAGTGCATGTGTAAGTACTGAGGTCGACTGCTGCCGTAGTTCTGGTATTAATGACAGATGGAGTTGCCTTCACGTTTCCTGTCTTGCCCAAAGCACCTGATATGCTGTAGATAATCCTGTATATATCACCCGTATCAGCTATCTTGATAGCTGCCGTAGCGCAAGGGCTGCCTGCCGTAACGCCATTATCAACCTGATAGAACTTAGCAAGGAATAACTCTTCGCTGTCAATATCATCACGTGACACAGATAAGTTTTTGCCATCCTTACCAGTCATATACACACCATTCTTATACCACTTACATGTATAGTTATCAATATAAGATGAACCATTAGACATTTTTGTTGTAAGTGTAGTACTCGTTACTTCCGCAGAAAGTTGTGCAGGCTTTGCAAAGATGAATCCTGTAAATGCTGATGCGGAAGAACGCTGAATGAGAATGTCAATAGTCTTTGACTGATTATAGTTAATTCCGTCAAGGTCTGCTACACCTTCATACTTCAATGTGTCGTTGGAAACGTTATCCGCACTCGCCAAGTTCTTCACAATCTTGATTGTGCCATCAGATACCTTGTACTTGAATCGTCCAAGTGTCTGTTCCGTTGCCCATCCGTCAACTGCTGTACCGAAGATGATAAGAGAGCCGTTGTAGTACCATTTATGCTCTGTAAGAGTCAACTCACCATTCATTGCGCTAGAGCAGACTGGCTTTACTGTTGGCTGACTATCCGCATTTGTTTCCCAGTTAGGGAATACGTTGCTAGGATTATCTGGGTCAACAGACTGATACAATGGATTATCACCTAATTCCAAGTAGAAATAAAGAGTATCACCATTAATGATACGTGAGATTACATTCGAACCTCTTGCTGAAAAACCACCCATATTCTGTTATCTATAAATTATTAATAAAATCCCTTACCTCACCTTCGGTCATTACATTACCTCCGATGTTTGCCGCTTTCTCTTCTAAAGTGTTGCCTTCAATGGCTGTGCAGAAAGTAACCTCTTTCTCGTTCAGAATAATAAGCGTGCCTAATACCCTATGCGTGATAGGGCTGAAACCATAGTTGCTTGCTACAACTTTATCGCAAATAATATATTTCATAATCTTATCATTTAAATTGTTATACTAACTATGTGAAAGTCAGATTCTCTTGTGCGAGCTGCTTCTTATCATCACCTATAGCCGTCACCGTGAAGATTATCTTTCTTCCTTTACCGAAATCATCAACAGATACATCTTGCGAACAGATAAGTGAGATAGTTCCGTCAAAGTTCTTGACTTTATCTCTTAACAACCAAGCGGCATCACTTACGGAATCATCACTTTTCCTTTCGATTTTCCACTTCTTTACATACGATGTCAAGTCTTCGATGCCACGATATACCTTACATCTGATTTCACCTTCCCTTCCGTAGGCAAAGCCTTGCTGAAAGTCATGTTCGAAATAAATCTCTACAGGAATTATCTCTGTCATAGCCTTCCAATAAGCGGAATCGGCAGTTGGTTCATCTGTTGTAGTCTGTCCTTCTGGAACAATACATAACCACATCGTTCCGTGCCAGCTTACTTGGTCGTAGTATTCGTATTCCGTACCTTCCTTCCAATCTCCCAGATAGACAGGTGTCCAAATCTTCTCTCCGCTCACATTGACTAGCTTGAAGAATTTGCTAACGATACTGACACCATCAAAGCCTACATCGAAAATAGCCTTATCTTTGAGGGAGTAGGAGTTAATGCCACGATACATAGTGAACTTTGGTGCGGAATCTCCCTCGGTCTCCATCATCAGAAGGTGCTGTCGGCTTCTGTCGCTTCTGTTACCCATGAGGACGATGGTATCTCCTACAGCAGGGTTATCCGAGCCTTCCATGCAGTTGTCCTTCGCAATCTGAATCCAAGCGAACTTCTTTCCGTCGTAGAGTTCGTGACCTTCCGAATCCGTGATTGCCTCGTTCTCGGCTGATACCTTTGTGACAAGTCTCCAGTAATCTTTGTTGCTGACGTTCTCATAGACACCAGCCTTGATGTTGAACGTCTTGCACCTAACTTGGTCATCCACCTTGAATGAGTTGATAGTGGCGGTCGTTCCATCATCAGCGAGGAGATAGCACCTCCATCCAATCAGCTCATTAGTTGTCTCGCTGAAAACTTCCTTGATGTAGCTTATCTTGCCAGCAGCAGGTGAGAGGACGATATTACCACCAACGTAGCTGAGTTCTCGGATGAGCAATGTATTGAAAATCGCCTTACCCCATACTATCAAGTCCGTGAGAAGCATCTGAAACTTACCATCACTTCTCTGTTTGATAGCGAAACCGCTCTGCTCTGCTTCATTAAAGTCGAGTGACTTTAAGAGGTTTACCAAGACACTAGATAAGATAGCATTACCGCTTCCATCTATGCTGAACTCATTGTTGTTACCGATACGGAAGCCTTGTATGAACTTCTGAAGCATTTGAAAAGTTATGGTTCCTTGTGCGGTTCCATCATAGAGCCGCGACAAGAACTCCATCCTAGAACGTCTAGCAGAATAAACGTTACTATCGGATGCAGGAGTGGTATCGTTCATGCCAATGACATAGACACCTCCACCATTACCGCTTCCTGTGCCGCCTATCTGCATTCCGTTCACCTTGATGGAATCAACCTTGTCTTCCAACTTACCCAACCGGCTAGTAGCTGCCTTTTCGCCTACTATGTACTGAGGATGGTCGTAAGGAATATCCAAAGGTATCTCCATTCCGATTATTCGAGAGTTTCGGTAGTGCTTGCCATCCGCGTCCACCTGCGCAAACATATCATTAATCAGCTTTACCTGTTCACCGAGAGGATGGTAATCGTATGTTCCATCATTGTAGAACTTGTCGCCATCCATCGTGCAGGTGAAGTTTGAATTGCTGATCATGGTCTTCTGATAGTACTGCTTCGCTCTATCGAACAGAGATAATTGAGCAGTAGGGATGAGGTCCGTATCTGTAATCTTGGTTGCGTCCCAATTGAATAGAAAGAACTTGTCACCTACCTTCGGGCACATAACGCCATCGGGAAGTGTTCTTCCGTAGGTGTCATTAGCAACAATCTCGAAGTAGTTAACCTTGTCGATAACTTTGAAACTAACATCGAACTCCATGCCCATGAGAGCACCGCTAGTGAACTTGATGCCTAGAGTGAGGTTGCTCTTTATCCAACTAGATTCAAAGCTTGTTGCAAAAGAATCTGTAGCCGTAACCTGCCAGAAGGTCTGTGTTGTCTTCGTACCATCTTCATTATCAACGGTGCTATCGTAGGTCTTGATACTGCTAACTACGCTTTCCACCTTGGGATATTCTTCCTCAAACATCACGACACCTTCAATAGCCTGCTTGTCGTTCTTCACGACATTCACGTTCTCCAGGTAGCCATCCTTGGCGTAGAAACCATCACTATCTACTTCCTTGTTTGGAAGCATGAGGTAATCGGTAGCTACACCATCGGTGGTAACGTCCGCATCGGCTCCAGTGAAATATCCTTTCGGAATATTCCTGTCTGAGCCGAATGCGTACAGTCTTGTGATATAAGTTGACTTGGATTCCGAATAGGACATAGACAGAACATTAACATCCTGCTCGAATGTTGTCTGTCCTTCCATTTCGCAATATCCAAGGTATATAATGGAACCATCTATCCACCATTCACAGTTGAGTGCATCTTCGGAACAGATGGAATTAAGAGCATCAAGTATGCTGATGGAACCGTATTCGATCAAGAACCTCTTCTGAACATCGAAAGCCTTGTTGTTGTATGTAGTGTAGTCAACGGAGAACTCCTTGCCATTGTACGTAAGCCCTAGAGCCTTTAGGTTGCCGAGGATAACGTTCATGTGCACGCCTACAGTAGTGGTGAGTTTGAACGAGGTTTCGTTTGCTCCGTGCTGAGGGCGATACTTGCAAAGCTTATTCTTCCAAGCCATATAGTAGGCATCCATCTGCATTTCGTAGTCGTAGCCGTCACTATCATTGTGCTTAGGGAAGTATGCCGATGTCAGTTCGAAATAGCCGAAGTCGGGTATCTCTACAGAATCACCAATCTCGAAATAGATAGGTGTAGCCGTAGTGAACTTCAAGATGATGTAGTGGTGGTCCATAAGCTGATATGACAGCTTAGAACCCTCACCGAAGTCCTCTAGTGTGAAGAATACCTTGTTGTTTCTCTTAATCTGAATCATGAGCTTGCGTATTTACTTGTTTCACCTCTGTCACTAGGGTCTGGCTCGTTGAGCTTTAGGCTGAACTTTGCCATTTCCCGAATGCACTGACTAAACTGAGTGCAGGAGAGATAGATACACCGATACCACACATTAGGCTGGAATCGGGTGCGGATAACCAATTCTCCCTTGGCAAGAACCTCCTCGCAGAACCTAGCATAGTTCATCAAGAACGTATCTGAGTCCTTGGCGGTCATATTGAACGGCAGCGTTATCTCCCTCTCATCCAATCTAGGATTGTGCTTGATAACCGACTTTCCGTCCTTTGAGCGATACTTGTTGCTGATGAACTCCTTGTTTGGTGCAGGGGTCATGAGCGCACTGAGGGCAGTTTCGTCTAAGAATATGCCCCACGTAAGATAGGCATCCTTGCCATTTATGTAAAGTTGTCCTTTAAGCATAACTATTTAATCATTAAATAACCTCATAGGCTTCGCTGTGAGCCGCTTTTTCTATTGTTGAGTATAGTTGTAAGGGTTGACGAGCGAAAAGCCTATAGAGGTCAAATATCCTTTAATCTTCTGTTCATGTCATCCAGCTTGGCTCCGAAGTCATTATAGGTAAGCTTTGAATACTTCACGATGTCTTCGAGGTAGCTGTTTGTCATAATCATCATGTTTCTAATCTCCAATACTGCGCCATTGGTTGAGATTCCGAGTGTAACGATGCTCTCCATCTGTGATATGGTGGTAGTCATGTTCTGAGCGATTGACTCTCCTGCAATCTGCAGGGCGGTGAAGCGACCATTCAGCTCGTCTGCGGTATCTTGTCCCATAGATGCCCATCCTCCGCTTGTTGCGGTCTGTGATGAGGATGAGGAACCAGTGTAGCCTGTCACCTTCGCCCACTCGTCACGTCTCTTCAATCCTTCCTGGACTATATCATCGTAACGCTTGTTGAATGCTTCTATGTCTGTTTCGGTAAGCTTGCCATCGTTGTCCTTGATAGCCTTCGCCCAATCATCATAGAGCTTCTTCAAGTCTCCGTTGATAAGGTCTTCCATAGAGTAGGAGAGAAGAGCCTTCTGCATCATTTCAGCGAAATCGTCTGAAAAGTCCTGCGCTGACTTGCTCATATCCATAAGGTCTGACACGAAGCTATCCTTCATGCTGTCAAAGGAAATCTGCGTAAGGCTTTCATTCAGCTTGTCTGATAACTCATCCAGCTTGCCCGCTTGGTCTATGTAGTCATTCAGCTTCTCTGTCAGACGCCCACCATAATTACCCTTTCCAGTTTTCTCGATATGCTCCCAGATGGCAACGTTGCCACGGAGGAGCTTCATTTCCTCTGGACTAAGGGAGAATAGGTCGCCATTGAAGTCTGATTTGACGTTCTTCTTGATCCAATCCATCTCATCACTACCGAAGCCACCCCAATAGCGATTCCATGAGCCGTGCGAACCGTGATAGCTTGCCTGCGCTTTTGCGATGTCTAGGTAGTTCTGATTAGTCTCCTGCTGATTCTTATAGGCTTGCTCGTAGTATGAGGTTGCCTTGGAACCATAGGAGTTTTCCATTGCGTCAGTCAAATCCTCGATGGATTGCTGCAAGAGGGTATTTCTATCCGTCAGCCTTTCGATGGTATCATTGACTTTCTTTGCATTTCCGTCTCCACCGAACAGACTATTAAAGCCACCGAATGAAAGCGTGTTGAGGATATGAGAAACGTTGTTCCCGATACTCTTCAATGGTTTCATAACGATGTCACCCGATAAAGCATCATCGATGATGCCCGTTACTGCGCCAAAGACCGTGTCCATGAGGTTGCTTATGAGTGTTCCGAAGCCATCTTTCAGAATATCGAGGATGCCGAGTATTGCGGAGATTATTTCACCTGCCATACCGCTATCCCCTAAAGCTTTCGTCAGAGATTTGGCTGCGTCACTGTCTTTACCGAGCAACCCTTGGATGCCCTTTGCTAGAGTGTTGGCAACGTCCTTCTGCATAGAGCCACCGAAAAGCTTGTCAAGCCCTAGGATAGAGTTTCCTATGCCTTTGAGCGACCCCGATGTAAGACCCTGCAAGCCATTTTCAAGTTGCTGAAACTGAGAAACTGCCTTCTGTGCAGATGTCTGCAAGTCTGATGATGCCTTCTGAACTGATGAACCGAACTCCAAAACGTTGTTAGATGCGGTAGCAAGTACGCCCTGCGCTCTAGAGAGGTTGGCTTCAGCCTTGCTGATACTTGTCTTGTCACCGCTCTTCTTAGCCTTGGCGAGGTCTTCCTGCGCCTTGGTAACGGCTTTCGTGGCTTCAATCTCTCGATTCTGTGCATCAATATAGCCCTGCATGGCTGACTGATAGGAGTTGATATCGTCAGAGACTTTCTTGAAGATGTCGCTATCCCAGATGGTGGCAGAACCTTGTAGCTTGGAGATAAGTTCCTGTATAGTCTTCTGCTCATTAACATCTGTTGTGCTCTTGGAGAGCTCTTGCAGCTTCTCAATGGTAGGCTCCAGTTGGTCCTTGAACATAGCACCGAAGTCTCCGAAGACGCTTCCCCAATCGATGTTCTGTCTGATGGCATTTATCTCGATGGTTTGGAGGTCCTTCTTTCTCTGCTGCTGAAGAGAGAGCTTTTCGCCCTGCGTCTGAGCCTTGGCAATCTTCTCTTCATACTCCTCGGCAATGGCTTGCTTCTGCTGATAGAGTGAACCATACTCCTTCAAGTAGTCACGCATAGAGGTGAGGGCTTCCCTGTTGACCTCATCAAGTTTCTTGTTGTACTCTTGGGTAGCGAGGTCTCTAGCCTTATTGAGGGCATTGGACTGAGCAGAGGTAAGGGTTACTTTCTTGCCAGCTTCCTTGTTTTTCTTCTTGAACTCTGCTTCCTGCTTATCAATCTCGGCTTTGCGCTTGGCATAGTCGTTCTTGATTTCAGCAAGCTTCTTCTCCGTGCCTTCCTGCATCTGAGATATATCGGTGTCGATATTTTCCTGCTGCAGCTGCTTCAAATCCTCATTTAGTTCTTCCTGGGCCTTCTTGCGGTCTTCTGCTAGCTTCTTAGCATCGGCGGCTGCTTTCTTTGCTTTGGCAGCGTTCTTCTTTGCGTTTGCTTCTGCATCTTCCTTTTCGCGACGCTTCTGCTTAGCATCGTCTTCTGCCTTGGTCTGCTTGGTATTCGCTGCATTGGTATAATCCCATCCTCGCTGGGCAATATCGTTGGTTGACATCCATTTACCATTGACCAGCGCACCAGACTTCTTGTTGTTTGCAAGGTCGCGTGCCAAAGCAGAGAAGTATTTACCTAAGCGTCCTAGCTCCGGAATATTCATATTCTGCATCCAAGATGGTATCTTGGCATCGAAGTTGACGTGGAAGTTGATATTGTTCTCCGAATAGTTCTGCATGAACTCCTTGACACGGTTGTAGAGAACGTGTACATCCTCGCCGGCACCCTGGAGCTGCTTCTGCAAAGCATTTATCCTGTTCTTGGTAGATGTGGCTTTGTTTCCGAAATCCTCTGTTGCATCTGCCGCCCGGTTGATATTATCTGCCTCTTCACTATGCAGCTTCTTTGCAGCTCGAAGTTCGTAGAGATAACCAATCAATGCCTTCCTGGCATCGCTTGTCTTGTCTCCTGTAAAACCGAAAGCATTAGCTAGCTTTTCTGATTCGGATATCAAAGAAGCCTCTAACTGATTGTATTGCTTCAGATAGGTCTGATACTCCTTGGAGTGCTCATTCAAGCCAGCCATCTTCTGTGTTAGGTCATCAAACTGCTTGATAACCGAGTCAGATACGATGTTCTGTATGCCGACGGCTATACCGCTGCTAGAGGTTCCATAATCCTTCAACTTACCCAAAAGGGCTTGCTGAGCGCTATCCACACGGTTGTTGTAGTCTTCGTTAGCCTTGGAGATTGCATTGGCTCTGTTGCGCTCTGTAGCCTCCAGCTTGATTTGCTCGACGAGTTCTTTAGATTTATCTATCTCCTGCTGCTTAACATCTACAAGGTTGCTCTCGTCTTCCTTGATCTTGTCAATAGCAATCCCGTAGTTGTCATAGATGTTTGACAGCTCCTTGATGGTGTCCTTGTAAACCTTGGAGCCTTCCTTTGCAGTCTTCAGAATGGAGACTAGCGACTCGACCTTGCTTGATGCTTCATTTGCACTCTCGGTAAATTTGGAAGTATTGGTAGCGGCATCCTCAGCGCTATTGCCGAAAAGATTGAACATCGTGACTCCAGCTGCTACTGCACCAAGAACCAGACCGAGAACATTTGAAGAAGAGACCAAATTGAACAGAGCCATGGCATCCTTGGCGGTTGTGATAGACTTCGCTAAAGACAAGAATGCTTTCGCACTCTCCCAAGCTACCTGTGCCTTAGATATTGCTATCATCGATATCACCGCAGCCTTGTATGCGCCATACGCTGCAACGACAGTCATAAGCACCTTGCCTACTGTATCCCAATTCTCAATGAGGGTGGAAACGACTCCCAATCCGGTATTGATAACACCCTCCTGGGATTTACCTATCTCGTTGAACTTCTTCTCAATGGCATCCTTAATGTTGCTTATCTGACCGATAATAGTCTTGGACTGAGCCTCCATCAATCCACCGAACTTGCTACCCTCGGCGGTCATACTCTGCATTGCCTGGATGAAGATGTCACTGGTAACCTTGCCTGCCTTGATTTGCTTCTGTACCTCCTCGATGGCGTTGGTAACGTCAAGACCCATAACCTTAGCTATCTCATCTGCGATAGGAATACCTCGGTTAAGGAACTGGTACAAGTCCATCGTGTCCATCTTACCCTTGGCAATGGTGGTGCCGTAAAGCATCACGAGGTCTTTAAGGTTCATACCCATACCTGCTGCAACGTCTCCCAATCCGATAAGCGTCTTGTTGACATCCTCGGCCGCTACGTTGAACGCAAGGAGCTGCTTGGCTCCCTCTGTAACGTCTTCGACCCCGAAAGGTGTCACGGCTGCCGTGCGGATCAACTGCTTCATGAGAGCATCAGCTTTCTCCTCAGACTGCAACATCGTCTTGAATGCCATTTCTGTCTGCTGGAACTGACCGCGGACCTGCATCATCTGATTGACGAACTTGCCAATGCTCCAACCGCCAATGGCAATGTTCATACTGTTCTGTATATTCGAGATTACATCGTCAATAGAATTTCCGTCCTTCTCAACCATCTTAGCAGTCTGATGAACTGCGTTCTGAATGTCTCGAAAACCGGAAACGACCTTGGCTGTCTCGACTATTGTATCGAATTTAATGCTTGGCATAATGTTCTATTTTTCCTTGAATTTATACTCTGTTATAAAGAATCGCCGGGGAAACACCAAATATGAGTGTTCGATATGGGAACTTTACGTGCGTGCGCAGGAAGACTTCGGTTAAATCTCGGTCTCGGACTCTATCACCGCCTTCATTACCGCCTCCTTGTTGTTGCCATCGATGACCTCTTCCCCTGCTGCCGGTATATGGGCTTTCTTCCTCTCCTCGTCAGACAGATAGATTGAAGTAATCTTGTCTTTAAGCATGAGAGTTAGGTTGTTATACGATATTCCCCATACCACGTAATCGAAAGTCCATCCGTATCTTTCGCAAGCAGCATCTATGAGTGTTCCCCATATTGTCTTACCTCCGAAGATAAAGCTATTCTCCGACTTCTTCGCTGCGTTGACCTTTGCCATACGCTTCGCTTCTTCTTCCATTCCTGTTTCTTTGGCTATTGTCTGGTATGAGTTAGCCTTAAGGATGATGATGAGAAGAGTAGCTATATCCTCGTTGGAACATTCTTTGAAGATTAACTCCGTCTGCCTGCTTACGCATTTGGAGTCTAGTATTTCGTTCTTTGTATTGAGTGAGTGATATGCAATCAATCTGCAGCATGTCTCCCTTTTGGTGTTTGCAACTCGCAATGCTTCCAAGAATGGATCTGCTTGAAGTAACTCTTTGTCTAGCTCCAAGCTATCTACCAACTGCGACGTTAGGTACATCATGCCCAGTGTAGTAGGGTAGATGTTAACGTGAGCGTGCTCAGTATCAAAGCCTATCGGCATATCTGTGAGCGTATTCGATATAATGATTCCTAACTCTTCCATATCACTCGAATTTAAATTGTTGGCACCCAAGGCAGGACTCGAACCTGCGTCTTTCAACCAGCTTTTGAAGACCCTGGATTTTTTGCATGCGACGGACTATTTGGTCTCGCTCTCCCAACTGAGCTACTTGGGTAGGTTGCCGGCTGATAACCCTCAGTCGGCGGAAGGGATATTAGGATATGCCTATTCCTCTGTGTAGTTTTCCGTGATTTCAGCAGGAGCGGTATTGCCATCCTGCGGCTTCTTGAAAGTCAAGGCATATTTTTCACCTGCTCCCTTTGTGGCAGTGATAACACGCCAGCGGTAAGCACAATAGACGTCCTCGCCCTTTGAATTAACAGTCTTAGCCACCACGTCACCCTCTGGGATGAGAGCTGCGTGCGTGTACGTGATAAGAGCACCGTCCCGAGTCGTATAGGCCTCTTCTGCGCCGATAGTAGTGTTACCCATGTAAACGCCAGGGAGCTCGGCGTCTTCCGGTTGGATAGCCAAACGGTAGTTACCCTCTACGATACCGTCGATGGTCTTGAATGGCTGCGACTGGTTCTTCTTGATGAAGAGCTGATATACAGCCTCGTAGGTGGACTTCTTTGTCTTGCGGTCAACAATTCCGCCACCTTCCTCAACCTGGGTCATTGTATCGCCCTTCGTTGGAGTAACAGTAGTAGTGCCATCCTTTGGAGTTGGGAGCTTAGTCCACTCGTTCTTTTTGCTACCTACCTCTTGAACGTAGATAGTACATTTGCCCCATGATGTTACTGACATAATTTAATCGTTTATGAGTTTATATTCAACTTGATTATTTATTACATGTTCTCCCGTGCTTGTTGCATATACCCTCTGCTCAACAGCGTGGGCTGCATACTCGCTCGTTCTGAACGTTTCCAAGAGATTCCAAGCCAGTTTGCAGATTTCGTCAACTCTGATAGTGTTCTCCTCAAACTGCCCATCTACGTCCTGGTCTTGTATATATATATTTACATTTATAATCGCCGTTTGAAGCTGCGTTCCCTCATTAGCCAAGATGGAGATAACGACATCTTCCTTATGAGAATTATGCGGTCTCATCGTCTTTGACAGCTTGCCATTGACGTTGTTCATGAAACCGCTTTCATTGATGTACCGGTAAACATCTGTCTTAATTGCTCCGTCTGATTTCATATCTTCCACTTGTTTATCTCATTAACTGCTGAGTCTATTGCTGTCTTCACACGCTGCTCTACAATGGATGTGGCCCATATCTTTGTTGATGCGAGGACATCCTTGCTTTCCAAGGCTTCCACCTCTCCTGCGTATTCCATTCCGGCAACGACAACCAAAGCATAAACCCTGGAATATTCCTTAGCAAGGTCATTGATCATCTTCTTGCCCTTTGCAGAGCCGTCTGTGCCACTGAGAACCTGCGAAAAGGCTGATTCCATATATTTACTTCCCTGCTCGTACACGGCGAAGCCTATAGAACTTCTTAGGTTGCCCGTATGGTCTATCCAGCTTTCCTTGGCAGACCTGTTACGGATTCTAACCACAGATTCGTCTCCTAGCTTGCTCAATGCCTTAAGCACATTCTCCTGTATCTTCCTTGCGGCTCTTTGTAGGAAGACATCGAGAGCGGAAGCGCTGGTTGTCATTCTTATGCCCATATCTTACACTGGAGTTGATAACGATGAAATCCCTTGACCTTGATAATTACCTCCTCATCCCCTAAAATTTCCAGCTTGATAAAATCCCCATAAGAGAACTTTTCAATCCCTACGGGCAAGTTATGCACTTCGTAGGAGTAGTAATCAATAGAACCGTCAGATGTAACTAACTTGTTGGCCTCGCCAGCAGGAACTACATCACAAGTGCAGCAGAACTTCCACTCGGTCTTGCCCTGGTGATAATTTCCATCATCATCTGTATAGCCAGCTACCTTCTGCTGCCGGTATAGCTTTGAGGCATGAAAACTCAATAGACTCATCAGCAATTAATGTAAACTGTCGGCTTTGGAGTAAGTGAAACCTCCTCCTCGCCAATAGAGTTATATAAACGATTGACTTGAACTAATATAGCCTTTCGCTGGTCTTCCGAGAGGGAACCTATTGATTTGTCCGCTTCGGAGAAGCTAACGGCTTGTATGAGAGAAAGCAGACAGTCGGCAAGCGTTCCTTTGTAGGCGTCACTTCTGGCAACGTCACCAGTGAACTCTGATTCGATATCGAGGTCACGCTTTATGCAGGCGTTTTCCACGAAACCATAGGGGATAGGGATGTGTACCTCATCCACCAAAGCTTGTCCGACCGTCTTCATGATTACTCATCAGCTTTAGCTGCGTTATCCTTGAACTCCTTCTTCTTTGTAGGAGGCAGCTCATTGTAGGCATCAATAACCTCCTTGTCGCTGGCGTCACTAGGAAGTGTAGCACCAAGAGCATTAAGGGTTGTGATAGCCTCCGGCTTCTTGTAGGTCACATCAGAGATTGTTACCTTAGCGTCCTCTGCATCTGCTTTCTCCTTTTCGGTATCAACCGAAACGTCTGGGTCTGCCAGCTTAGTATTAATCTGATAGATTGTATCAACGTCCTCGATGACAGGCAAGCAGTATGCCTGCACCGCAGTTGTCTCACGCAATGGATCAGTTGTTGAATACTGAGAGATAAGCTTGTAATCAATCTGCTGATAGGTTACACCTGGCACTCTGTTGGTTGCCTCTGCTACCTGACCGTAAACGAGGGCACCAATCATCTGTGAGCAGACACCGATAATCATATCGTTGTTCCAAGGCTTAACGCTCTTCTTTACACCATCATGCTCCAAGCGGACAGTACGGTTGATGATGCGGAATGATACACCGGTCTCGTCCAAGAATGCCTCCTGGAATACGCTGGCAGTAGGAACCGGCAGCTTTGTGTTGGAGTCATAAGTCTGACCCTTGTAGTTGGCAACAAGCTCGCGAGCGTCTTGTGCCTTCTTCAGTTCGTCAAACTTAGCCTTACCAATCCAGAAGATCAAGATTGTGTTGCCATCATTCGATGCTCGATCGATACATTCTTTCAAGTCTGCAACGGTAATACCAGTATCAACATTGTTGATGCCGAGCTGATTTCCTGGCAAGTACTGATACTTGATACGGAGCAACTCCTTTGGATTATCGTCGTCACGAACAGCTACGTAGCCGTTAGAAAGACCATACAGAAGGGCATACTCATTACGCTCGTCAACACCGACATTACAAGCTACCGGGTCCTGAGCCAACTTACGGCGAATCTCTGCTGTCTGACCGCCCTGTGCTTCCATGAGTCTGAGAGAGAGGATATCTGACTCCTTCAAGAATTTCTTCATACCGACCTTTGGCAGTTTGCCGTTGGCGGTTGAAATCTTGTCACGAGACTTCAAAGGAACCGGAGAATCCACTGCCACGTAGTCAGCAGCTACGTAAGAGGTATCAACTGTGTCGGCTTCCCATTTGTTGTCGGTAGAATAAACGCGGCGGAGAATGGATGTATCTTTGTGGAGATACGTCATCTCGTTCTTGCGCTTACCGTTAATCTTCTCAATCAATGTCTTCAGGATTGGGAAGAAACTCAAGATATACTTAAGAAATAAAGAACTCTGTTGCATAAATCACCTCCTTAACCGATTGCATCGTGTCCCCACTGAAGAGTAGGAACGACTGTTTTCAAAGCTGCCTTGATTGTATCGACAGGATAAGGGACAGCCTTATCATTAGCCTCACCTGCCGTCATAACACCTACATGAGGGGTATCTACAGGAGCAGTTGTCATGCAGACACCTACATACTCGTGATTTTCCGGCAATGAAGCATAAGCCTCACCTGTTACCGGCATTGGCTTGTATTCGCCAGACTTGGTATCACGAATGATAATGTGTCCGCACTGGATGAACTCTCCAGAGAAACCTGTCATGTCAAGAATGACACCACCCATGATGCCATTCACGTAATTTCTGATGATTACAGACTCCTTGCCTGAATCAAACGTTTTTGTCTTGCTTACGCCATACATAACTTTTAAAATTTAAAGATTACATAGTTTCGGCAAGCTCATCAATCTCATTGTCCTTGATAACCTCAACCTCTTCCTTCTTAGGCTTTCTCTGAGCCGCAGGAGCACCAAGCTTTCCAAGGCCTTCGTTAGCACGCTCTTGATCGATAGCTGCCAAGTCCTCCACAACACCATCGTAGAAATCATCGAACTCAGATTCGTTCTCGAACTTCATCTTGTCGAAATTCTTCAAGACAGTCTTTCCGAACGTACCTTTGTCCTTAAGGAGTGCCTTCAGCTTAGAACGGCGGCCATCATTCTCACGCTCTGACTTCAAACCGAGGATTTCGGTCTGCAAGGCTTTGTTCTGAGTAATGAGTGCCTGCGCCCATGCTGGGACCTGCTCATCTTTCTCTCTCTTCTGTTTGCGGATTGGTTTCTTGTTGCCGGCAGGGTCATCATCATCGTCATCGACCTCGTCGTCATCCAAGTCTTGACTATCCTTAAAACTCTGGATAGTACGCTGCGCAGTCTTTTGCGCAATCTTAAGATAAGGAAGAACCGCATTGACCTGCTTTTCAATCTCTGCGTTTACATCCTCGTCTGAGGCTTCTTCATCGAGTTCTAAGTTATTGGCAACATCGGCAGCAATACCCTCTAACTCCTCTCTACTGAACCCCAACGCCTTTGATTTGGGTTTCAGAATAACTAAAACTTGCTTCGTTCTTTTTTTCATTCTAACTAAATATTTAATTGAACAATAAAATTCAAGAAATATCCCAGTACGAAGCGATAGCAATAAGTAATGCTGCAAAATTATAAAAAAAGTATTTAATCACCAAATATATTGCAAGGAAATATACTTAATGATTAAATACTTTATGGTTACATATAAATATTAATCTGGATAATTGAGCTTATCCGGTCCAGCTGTGGATAGATATACTGAGAACATATCACATAGCTCTTTTGCTCCTTTTAAGTCGTTGAGCTTGTAATTACCGCATTCCACTTCCGATGCACCTGGAATCGTCTTTGATAGCGAACAAGCCTTGAAGGCTTCTACTATCATTTCCTTTATGAGCTTTGAAGTCCACGTACCTTTAAGGATAAGATAGAAACCTGTAAGACATCCCATTGGTCCAAAATACAGAACGGAATTGCTAAGAGGACTATCATTGCGTAGGTAGTCCGCCATCAAATGCTCTATTGTGTGCGCGACAGCAGGTGACATCATATCTTTGTTTGGCTTGCACACGCGAATATCGAATGTGGTAGCAGTCTCCATGCCCCATTTATCTACTCTCGAAACATAAAGACCTGGCTTCAGTTTCGTATGATCAACTTTAAAACTTGGTATCATTCTCTAATAATTTACAAACAACACTAAATGCCTTTTCGGCAAGACTATCCCAAAAACCTGCATACTGCTCGGTCTGGTTCAGCTCCAGGGGATTATCGCTAATAACTCGGATGGACGTAAAACCAATACCCTTCTTGTAGCATACCTGCGCGAGGGCAGCAGACTCCATGTCAATAGCACATACGTTATAAGAATTAGGAAGAAACTCCTTAATTGCCAATACCTGCTCCCTCGTAGTGACAAACCTATCTCCCGTAGCTATGGTTCCTAATCGGAATCTTTCATCCATATCAATCCAGGAGAAATCAGAAGGAAAGACTGCCGGCATACCTTGAACTTGCCCGTTGGCATTCGGCTCTCCGCAATATACATCGTGGTAGCAGTACGAATTGCCAATCACGACATTACCAGGTTTTAAACCGGCAACAGCAGCACCGGCGCATCCTACCGAGATAACTCTTGTAACTTTGCTGGACGTATTCGACGAAAGAAATTCTGTCAAGCAAGATGCCGCATTAACCTTGCCAATACCAGACTTGATTAGAGCTATGTTTTGAAAATTTTTGTAGTCAAGCCAATTCTTTGCAATCCATTCGCTGATAAGGTCGTATTCCTTATCCATAGCGGTAACTATGACAATCATTGCGCACCTCCTTTCGTTAGCTTAAGCTTCTTGCAACGGTTGTAAATAGCGTTCTCATCCACGCCAATCTTGGTAGCGATGGCTTTTACCGGGTACTTGCCATACATTCTGCGAATGATGAAATCCTCGTCAGCAGTAAACACGTGGCTCTTGCTGATACCCATTTCCTTCATCTTTCGATGGATGGCCCAATAATTACGATTGAGCTGCTTTGCAATCTCCGTTGTCGTCATCACCAAAGCGTTAACCTTGATGAACTCAATCTCTTCTGCACTAAAATGTTTTCCTCTACTCATTATTTAATATTTGGGTTCGTTAAGCCGCCCAAGGCTTTCTTTCTCTTTCTGTTATATCTTCTGTTTGCAGCAATCCTTTCAGCGTTCTCTTTACGATAGACTTCCATTCTTGCTAATAAATGTTCCTTATGCTCCTGGTAGTACCTTCTATGGTATTCCCGGATATCCTCCTCACTTCTCGCCATGAACCTTGTCTTTTATAAGTTCGTACAGTGATGGGCTGAGTGTGCTCCATTGATCATTCTCGTCTTTCACGAGATAGAATCCATCAGGAACATAGAACTCTCGATTTCTCAACCTAACTATCAATGTCTGTTTAGTGCAGTCTCCGCTGACAGTCTTTACTAACTCTGAAACGTCTGGACATTTCCATAATTCTTGGATGTTCTCGGAAGATACTTTAATTGCAATCATATCACTTGAACTTAATAATGAAAAACTCATGGTCCAACCACTTGCCTGGGCAAAGACCTTTCTTCGGCTTGCCGATGAAGATGTTCTCAATCTCCTTCTCAATTCGTGAGCTATCTTTGCGGTAGCCGTTGATAAAGAGAACGTGGGTGTATGGTTTGTATTCCAGCTCGCCTATCACGCGACAATAACCGCCAAACTCATCGAAAAGCACCTCACCGCTTTCGGCTTGTTGGTTCACCAGTCGGGAAGCCCAATATGGCTTTATTTCCCGATACTCCTCATTCTTTTCGCCCGACACTATCATATCGAACCATTCCTTGCTGACTGCGAGGGTAAGAACCTTCTTCTTTGCTTCTGATAAATACTTATCCATTACTTTAGTTAATCTTTCCATAAGCTAACTTATTTTCTCTCTGTTGCTACTACAAAGAAATCGTCACCAATGTCTTTTCTTCTGTTCAACTCTTCGCAAAGAACAGATGTATCAGCAAGATTGATATGCTGAATTACATACTTCTCCTTATCTGTGAAGGTAAGAAGAGTTTCGTCGGGGTTATTTACTTCCATTATATTCTCTGCACTTTCCGAAAGAAATTTGATTTCTCCATGGATAAAGTCATACACATTTTTATCGATAACTTTCTGTCTTGTCAGAGTTTCGACTGCTGTTTGAATCTTTAAGATTGATTTTTGCATTTCTTGTTTCATAATCATATTTTTTTTAGTTTATTTGAACTACCTAATATATCTCCAATCTCGAAAGGAGTTTTGCCTGCCAACCTAGTAAGGCAATTCATTAGCTTGCGAGAATATCTTGCAGCAATCTTTTCTGCCTTTACAATACGATGGTCGAACTTGTTGCGGTATTTACACTTGCTCGAATCTTCACAGAACGTAACACACCCATACTCGTTATAAGCTTCCTTAAACTTCGCTTTCCAGTAAGGTGAAGGATGCTTACTTGGATAATCAGCATAAGTGTCTGCTTTCATTATCTTCTTTGCCAACCTAATCTTCATAATCTATAATTGTTTTAACTTATTGAATATTTTGACGAAGCGACGCATGTAATCAAAGTTTTCATTTTCGCTATGCTCACACACCATTCTATTGTATAGCCAACGTAGATGCTCCGCATCCTCGTGGAACTCTTTAATATCTTGTTCGTCTAAGATTATTTGTTTCTTCATATGCCACAATTATTTAAGTTCTACTGGTTCATCGCTCCAAGACAATTCTCTTCCGATGAGCATTTCAATACTACCTTTAGGAAGGTAACAGCAACCGGTATTTGCGTACCTCGGCCCATATAAATATACGACAGAGCAAATCCATAATGTATTACTTTCATTTCTGCAAGGTTTTTCTGCAAAAATATGTTCACAGCCACCTTTATCTACTGCTAACCAAGACATAACTATTCCTCCAATTTTTTAATTAATAAATTACTTTTCTTATCAAATAGTTTATAACCACTACGGAGATACCAATCTAGAACAAACCTATCAGATTCTTCTTTATTAAATTCCAATCCGATTGTCTTCACTCCATTTAGCTTAGCTTGTTGTTCGGCAAGTTGTAACAGACGTTTTGCAACGCCATTTCTTCTATGATTATTATCTACAAAGAGTGCATATATTAGAGCATCAGCTTTGCCGAAAATATCACTAACATATAATGGAATGGATATTTGAACAGAACCAAGATTTTCTTCATCAGTTATTAAAATTCTGATTTCGTCCTTCCATGTCTGTTTTTGTATCATACTCAGTCCTCCAACTCTATGTTATTTTCTGCTGCGTAGCCATCTTGTGCTTCCTCACAATACTGACCTTCACAAAGCCAACCTATGCCGATGTTATGTTCTGAAATAATGTTCTTGTTGCTATATTCACAGATAGCATCGCCAAGTTTATTTTGTAATTCTTCTCTAGTCATAATCATCCTCCAATTCTTTTTGAATATCGTTCAACCACACAAGAACTTCATCAATATTAATGTAAGAAACATATCCCTCTTTATGCTTTCTTAATTGATTCTTCTTTTTGATAATTATATTAATTGCAGTTACTTTACTCATTGCTTATCCTCCTTTGTGTTACACGTTGCTTGGTCTCCTTCATAGTAAGGAGCACCGACTTTAGGTAATATCTGAGTGTTCCTATTACAGAAACATTGCATTACCCAAGGTGCGTTTACCTTTCCACATCTAGGGCATATCCATCCTTCTTGTGCCATAACTATTCCTCCTTTTCTTCTAATATTTTTCTTATTTTCGAAAGCTCTTTGGCTATATTGTCAATACTTACCATTATTCCAATAAGAACAAATGCCACAAAACATATTGCTAAATCCATATCTATTCCTCCTCAATCAATGATTACCATTTCTCTACCATCAATATTAGCGTGCTTTAGACATTTTATATCTCTTATCCAACTCTGTCTGTCTGTTCTAACAACAAGAGTTTCTGAACCACACTTAGCAATCATAGAAACAATTTCTTTCTGTAAATTCATTAAAGTCATAACTATATTCTATTCTTTTTTACCCTCTCCCTTTTACAGGAGAGGGTGGTTAGTTACTTCTCAGGCATTGCGTCACCATTCAACAATCCCATATCTGTCAAACGAGCAGTTAAAGCGAGGTAGTACTTCTTCATACCTAACGACTGCTCATTCATCAATTTAAACTGATAGTCCCCAACTTTCTCACGGAAGCCATCTTTAGCTAAAGCTGCATTCAACTTTAGCCAACGGTCTTTCAACTCACTATGCTCATCGAGCATTCTTTTCTGATAATCTTCCATATTAATTATATTTTAGAATGAATATTACTATTTCTATCAATTTCTGCTGGGTCATAACACCCATCTATTCTACACTTTTGCCCTTGCACAGAATATTTACATCTAATATTCTCAAAAACAGGACAAGGTGGGTTCTTTCTTTGTTTACCCATATTACTTATATTTATATCCTTTGCAGGATGGTTAATAAATCACAACACAATCATCAAATACTGATATACTATCAACATTCATGGGGTTCCCATTCTCTTGTGTACCATGAGAATATGGGAAGTTGACTTCCATAGTCTTATCCTCTACCTTTGATAATTCGTTAATTAATTCTTCTACTGTCATATTCTATCTTTTATGCCCGAAGGCGCTTTGTAATTTCAAATTGTTCGTAAAGCGGTGATTTCTTAACATGAGGTATAGAACCCAATCCGTTGTTACCTGTTACTATCACTATCTCCATATCACCTTCATTATCACAAAGGTCTTGAAGCTGTTGAATAAATTCACTTATAAGCATACTATCATATTTTTATGCCCGAAGGCAATTAATAATTGCGTATTATCTCAACTTTCCACTCCTTAGAAGAGAACTTCTTTTTGAGGTTTTTAATTAAACTCTCGATCTCTTGAAGAGATTCGAAGGCATTAACTAAATCCCCTACTTGATACCAGCGGCCCCATCTGCCTGGTTGCTCATCTTTCTCCTTTTGAGTGAGTGGTCTAACAAACTCCCCTTTGATGGTTTGATATTCATTTGGAATTTCAATTCCACCCAAATATCCACTTACCGAGCTGTTACCACACACATTGCTTACTTTAATATACAATTTTGCGTAATAATGTATTGCTCCACCACAAAGACCACAAAAAGAACTAATTTCGATATTCATGAGTCTTTTTTTGTCTTTAGTATAGCTACCCATAGTTGTATATGTTTTATCAGAAAGATCAAACTGAAATCCTTCTCCAATATTCTGAGGAATAACCCCAGTTATCTTAGATATATCATATCCATTTTCTATTCGTAAATAGCTGTTTGTATTCATACGCTTTGCTTCTTGTGCCCGAAGGCGTTAATCACCATATTTATATAATTCTTCACCACTTGAATCATACCCACAACAAGGACAAACCCATCCATCTATTATAACGGATTTTTACACTTAGGGCATAAGCCTCTGACATTATTAAAACTTTCTAAAGCATATTGGCAAGCTTTCAAATACTCTAATTCATCTTCGTCAGCTTGATTATCAATAAGTGCCTTATATTCATCCTTATCTAAAACTACAACTTCTAATGCCATACCTACACCTCCATTTCGTGATTAATACCAAGACTGAAGAGAAGATGCTGAAGTTCGTGGCAGTATTGTATCTCTACCATATTATTTCCATCAACCTCTACATATAGATGACCTTTATTAGATTTATGCTTAAAGTCTATCCCAATATAAGAAATAAACCCTTCTGCTACATCTAAGTAATAGTACCATCTGTTTTGTGTTCTCCATCCATTCTTTTCTAGAATATCTGTAGTGATAGGAATCGGAGATACCCCATCATTATAAGTTAGAATCCAATCGTCGTTAGAAGAACCTTGAAACCCTTTACCAATAAATACGACAAGACTATAGTAACCTTTTCTTCTTAAAAAAGTATTTGTTACGAAACCTATTTTTCCAGTAGCTTCTCCATATTCAATTTTTACTATATCTCCTGGAATATATTCTAATTTATTCATACGCTCTAATCTTTGCTATTAATGAAATCCTCATACTCACCTATCGTGATTTCCACGAAGTCTGGATTTTGCTTCTCAGCTCTAATACTATCATCAAAGTAAACGAAAATGCGGTCTTTGTGACGTAAAAGCTGGGTGATGGAGAATCGGCTGACGTGCGGAACTTCGATATTCAGTTCCTTCAATATCTTGAAATGATGAGTAAAGAATTTATATGATGTAAGTACTGCTGCTATTGCCTTACCTTGCTTACTACGCTTGTTAGGCGCAATAGCTATATAGTAACCGTCCTCCAATTTTATGCCGTCTACCTTCTTCCACACCTTCTTATCTAACGTATCGTAACGCTCAGAAAGAACCCATATAGCGGTAATCTCGTACTCTCTCTTGTGAGAGTTCTGTTAGGCTGATAGCCCTGATATTTTTCAAATTTGAAACCTACGGCTTCTTCTACTCTTTTCATGTAGGCTTGATGCTCTTCAAATTCTGCATCGAGAATACTCTTAATGTATTTATAAGCCTTACTTCCCTGTTTTGCTTCGTACAACATACACTTTACTTTTTACGATGATTAAACTTCTTTATAGCATCCTTCTTAGAAGCTGCCATGATCTTAACTCCCTTGATGGTGAACTCATGCTGTTCCTTTGGCTGGCACTTCTGTTTGTCGGCTGGAATATTGCCTTTCGGAATATTAAATCTAATACGTGGAGAACCAAAAGGAAAATCACTCATTTGGTATTCCAATTCAGTTTGCATACTAATCATTGATAATAATCCACTCATAGCTTTACTCCTTAACTTCTTTAAAGATTACATTCTTTTTGTCTGAACGATATTTAGGAAGACACTTCAATCCAAGTGGAGCTGCACCACAATAGCCAGCCACTCCTTTAAAGAAGCATCCTTCACAAGTGTCATGTTCAACAGCTTCAAGAATAATAGTTACTCTTTCGCCTACTTTAATCTCGTTCATTCTTTATCTTTTACAATATTGTACACTTGTTTTAACTCATTTGTTGATAAGCGTTTGAAATCAAAAGAACTGATAGCGTAGACGAGTTTCTTGCGAAAATTCTCTTCTTTAATATCTGATATTTCCTTTTCTGTTGGAACAGATACTCTTCTCCTATTCCATATACCGCTACCACATTGTCAACCCGAATCTCTTTTAAATCTAGCGTTATCAACAACAATTTGAGTCTTTGTCACTTTATCAACCTTGGCGATACGTTTGTAAGACATACCTGTAACTAGTACTTCATCGCCCTCAACTAAATCTTTAAGCTCTTTCATTACTCACCTCCTTTGACAATTAAATCAAGTAGTTCTTCCACAAATACCCAATCAGTAAAAGTATATGCTCTAACTCTAATTTCCCACATTTCTTGATATGTGTCACAAGCAGTTTCATTTAACATAACGTTCATATCGTAGAGCTTCTTATTACTATTCACTTTTGAGAATGCGAGAATCTTTCCGTTATCATTTCTAGGAACTTCGCTAGCAGGATGAATCAATTTATTCAAATCGTCCAAGAACTCATTGATAGCCCACTTAGCACCTAGTCCAATAGCTTCTTTGATGTCCCCCTCATAGAACATTTCTTCCTTTTCATCATTGTTGAAGACTATCTCTTCGCCATTTAACAGAAATCTATCTTCATAGATTTCTTCCTTGGCAGCTTCTATTTTCTTATCGTCTATCATAACTTATTTCTCCTTTAAACGTTCTATTAATTTATCTGCGATTTTGATGGCAGAATTAACAACACTGTCATACGTAGAGTTAGGACGTTGTACAAGACCTGCTGCAACATCTTTTGCTATCTCATATCTTCTCTGCTCCCAAATGTTTTCTTCGTTATCATTATTCTGGGTAAAGCTTGAACAAAGTATTACATCCTCCTCATTTTGTTTGGGTCTTTTGCTACAAAAAAAATATCTGGAGCAGTAACTACATAATCCTTTCATCCCTCACCTCCTTTCCACTCATCAGTCGTTCCTAGTAGATGTGCTGTCTCTTTGTTGTAAGGAATACAATACTTACGACTAAATCCGATACAACGAAAAGGATATTGTGATTCTTCTTTATAATGAGAAAAGAGGTCAGCTTCCCATACATCATCTTTCTCATTTCGCCCCAATACTTTATCGAATGTCTTAAACTCACACTTAGGCTTTTCTATTTCCAAAGTTTTAAGATCGAGTTTGCCACCAATTTTTTCCTCAATATTATATATATAGATTTGAGCAGCATTACTTTCTTCAATATGAAAATGTTGGGTAACACAAGTATAGCGTCCTGGGACATAATTTTTATAATTCTTATTAAGATAATGTCTACCTATAAAGGTTGTATATGTATCATCTTTAAACTTTTCGAAGATAATATGCGCATTATTCTCATTAACCAAGATATCGCCCTTCTGCCAAGCAAATTTGTTCCAATCACGCATTTCTTTTGATGGGAACAATAGAGGTTCTGCTTCTGCATGATCAAAGTACTTGCCATTATTATAGAAAGAAGATGATTCAGCATGGTGATTTACTACTATTATAGTATCTTCGCTGCATATGCTTGAAGTATATACATCTCCAAATAAGGGAGACCACAACTTCGTATTTACTGGCTTACCATTTAAGATTTTCGCTAAATTAATATTCTTTTCCATATCATTAATTTCTCATTATGTGACACTTAATAACCTTATGAACCATATCTGGCTGCGATTCATTAAAACTCTTAATAAACTGACGCTCCATTTCCTTTGGGAAAATGGGCTTTGTCGGCTTCGGCATCGTGAGAACGGCTTGAATCTTTGCCCCCCCCACTCAGCGTAAGCAGACATCTGCGAGTTATCATTTTACCAAACATCATAACCTTACCCTTTCACATAGTTGATTACGTGCTCCTGGGCTTGCTCATGCAAGTTGTCAAAAGCGTCTTCTATAACTTTGGCTGTCTGATCGCCATTAAGGTTCTCCAGCATTTCGCCAACTACCTCTACCATCTTATCTATAGGTAAGGAACAGAACTTATCAACTAAGAAGTTCTTCTGCTCGTTGATGGTCATATCATCAAACAACTCCGATAAATCTACTTCAACTTTATAATCTGCCATAATCTTAATCGAAAATATGATGGTTCAACTTTCTCTTTCTGAGGTTTCTCTTAATCACTTCCATATCCTTGTGGTCGTTAGTGTGGTCCGCAAGAAGCTTGATGATTTCATAGATGTCATTTGCGTTATCCTCCAGGTTGGCGCAAATATTCTCATCACCGAAGAAACTCTTATTAAAGGGTTTCAAATGGAAGTAGTACTTTTTGGCTGCATCCTGCATTTGAGTGTAGTGCATCTTCTGCTCTTGCTTGTAGCGAACGCTTAACAGCCTAAACATGCCCTGCTCATCCTTGATGAGCTGATCTAATACATCTGTTACCATTGCAATCAAACAGCCATTGACCTGCAGGCGTTGAATAATCTTTTCCTGCTTCAAGCCAGATGTTACACCAAGCTCTGAGAGTGTAACCTTCAAATCGTTTACTGTAACTTTCTCTTTTCCCATTGTCTTACTTTTTAATTATCAAACCATAAACCTGCATATCTCCATTCCCAATGAAGGCAAGTGTCATTAGGCTTCTTGCCTTCACTATAGCATATCTCGGAAGCTATGCAATTACTACATATATGCTTCATAATCATGGAAGTTTAGATACCAAATAATCTATCTCCTTATCCGTAAGCTCCAAATCGTTCTTACGCTTGAACTTGATGATGGCATCTACTCCGACCTCGCCTTTAACCAACTGATAGATGGCATCCTCATCAAATCCCTTATCTAGGTCCTTGATAAGTTCCATTCCTAAATCATAGATTTTCTGTTGAATCTCCTTTTTGAGGTCTGCGTTAATTCGCTCTAAAGCTTCTGCTTTTTGACTGAATCCGCATCCGCCCTCAATGGCGAAGTCGTTACTGATGTTCTGACACATCTGATCAATGTCCTTGCTACAGAAGAACTGAGCGAAATAGGTATCGCCCTTCAAGGACTGTAGAATATCGATTTCTTCTTGCTTTGTCATAACTAATCCTCCTTTCTTTATTTATCAAATTCTTCACGCAACTCAATAAGTTTGTTTGTGAAATAAACCATAGTTTCTTTCAAAAGTGAAACCATGTCTTTGTGATTGAGTATGTCTCCAACCGCTGTGTAGTACTTAAGATTATCGTTCGCCTCAATAAGGTCAAATTCTCCACAGCTTGCCACATTGGTGTTGAAAGACTCTTCCTGGAAATTACCAACTTTAGCTTGATAGCGAATCACCAGGTCTCTGTCTCTTTCGACTCCTTTCAAGTTCAAGTGGACGATAAGTGACTTATAGCCTAAGTCTATACCCTCTACCTCCCAATCAGGGCAAACTGAAATGATGTCCTTTATCTTCTTTGTGGCTGACTCAAACATATTCTCGATGTTCTTTCTAACCTCTGCCTTCTTTGTTTCAACTGAATTGTTCATAATCTTTATAATTTTAATTGGTTCAACTTATAAGGTAGGCTCTGGATAGTCAAAAGTACTACCTTTTATCTATATGCAAAGGTACGAAAATTTTCTGATATATGCAAATATACTAATGATTATTTTAGTTAAAAATACTAAAACCGTTAAATATATGCGAATATATCCGTAATTTTGCCAAATCAAAACTTCGAAGATTATGATAGATTTTAATGAACTTTTTAAAAGAAATGACGTTGGCAGCATCATAGGAGAGCTGAAACAACGCGTGTTGGATATTCCACTTTGGAGTACCCTGTTATCTGAGTATGAGCCTATGCTCCATGAAATCGTAGAAGACCACGTAGGCAGACAGGACAGAACGCTTGATGACGGAATAGTAGAAAAGGCAGCTAGATTGCCTATCGGATTGGAGAAGCTTCTTACACGAAGAATCTCTGAGTTCACAATGGCTATACCGGTCAAGCGTGTATATACGTATGATCAGGCTGACGAGGAACTGAAGACGATTGTGCGTGCAATCGAGAAAATCTACACCTGTGCACACATTGATGCCGTGAACATGCACAGAGCAAAGTGCTATTACGCCTCTTGCCAGATGTTCACACTTTGGTACACGCAGAAGAAGCCTAACAAGCTCTACGGCTTCGACAGTCAGTACAAACTGAAATGTAAGACATTCTCTCCAATGGACGGAGTTGACATCTATCCTTACTTTGATGAGTATGACGACTTGCTTGCTCTGTCATTCGAGTATAAGCGTAAGGTTACTGACACAGAGCACACCTTCTTCGAGACCTATACCGCAGACCATCATTACAAGTGGGACCTGTCTTCAGACGACGAAGAGTCCGGATGGAATTTGGTGGATGATAATGAGATTTCTATCGACAAGATTCCAGCCGTGTTCTGGTACCGGCACAAGCCATGCTGGGAAGGATTGAAACCTATCCGTGAGAATATCGAGTACACCATTTCCCGAAACAGCGATGTTGTGGCATACAATTCCGCTCCTGTCTTGAAGATTGCCGGTGCCATCGTTGGAATGGAGCGAAAGGGAGAGAGCAAGAGGGTGTATAGAGTCAGCGAAGACGGCGATGTTAGCTACGTGTCTTGGCAGCAGGCTATCGAGGCTCTTAAGTATCACGTTGACACTCTCGTCAAGCTTTTCTTCATGCAGTCTCAGATGCCGGACATCAGTTTCGAGAACATGAAGAGCCTTGGCAATATCGGCTACGATTCGAGAAAGACACTCCTTATGGATGCCCATCTTAAGATAGGAGAGGAGACTGGCGCCTGGATTGAAGGCTTCGAGAGAGAGGCCAACGTCATAAAGGCGTTCCTTTCCAAGATGAACACGAAGTGGGCAGCTAGAATGGATGAGATTACTATAGAGCACATCATCACTCCATTCATCCAGGAGGATGAGAATACCCAGATTGACAAATGGCTTAAGGCTAACGGCAATAAGCCTCTCGTCAGCCAGAAGGAATCTATCCAGCGTGCCGGTCTTTCCGATGATCCTGACAGGACTTTCAACGAGATTCAAGGAGAAGAGGAAGTAGAGGCCACAAGAACAGCAGCTTCTATGCCTAACTTATTCTCGGAGGAATAGCTATGAGAAAGAAGAAGGAAGAAGAGGAACGGCACTTCTGCCGTGAGTGTGCTCATGCTACTGACTTCCATAGTATGAGCCTTAAAGGTCAGCCTATCCTAGCCAAATGCCCATATCAAGAATGGAGCGTTCTTCTCAACTGGGATTGCTGCAAACACTTTAAAATGAAATTGTATGAAAAAGCCAAAACTGCCTAATCAGAAAAAGGCATATAAAGACCTTGGCAAGAGACTGAATACTTATACCCGGAAAATCATTTCCATCTATGAGACTCTTGCCAAGGAGTCCGCTAAAATCGCCACCTCCACCGACTTCGATGGGGATGGCGAGTTCTCTTTTGATGATTACCCTAGAACAGAAAAGAAGGTGAACGCCTTGCTGGATTACTATTCAAACAATATGCAGGCATTGGTCTATAATGGCATATCGGACGAATGGAAGAACAGTAACACGCTGCAAGACCTACTTGCCAAGAGGGTAATCGGCACCTTTACTAGGAAGATAGCAGACGCGAAGCAGAAAGCCTACTTTGAGCACAATAATGCAGCCAAGAAGGCTTTCATGGAGAGAAAGATAAAAGGTCTCGGTCTTTCAGAAAGAATATGGAACCAGAGAGCTGATGTAAAGGAGGCTCTGGAGAAATCTCTGTCTGTCGGCATAGAGAAGGGTATGAGTGCTGTTAAACTCAGTAAGAAGGTCAGTAAGTACCTTAATGATTATCCATCACTTGCCAAAGCCTATAAGAAGAAATACGGCAAAGCAATAACCATTCAGAACTGTGAGTACAGAAGCGTGCGTCTGGCACGTAACGAGATAAACATGGCCTACCGTTCTGCCGAGCAGGAAAGATGGGCTAGGATGGACTATATTAAAGGTAAAGAAATAAAGACAACCAACAATCCTAGCCATAAGCACGATATGTGTGATTTGCTTGCAGGTGTCTATCCGAGTTATTTTCCTTGGGTTGGTTGGCACGTAAATTGTATGTGCTATGCCATCCCGGTAATAATGAGCGAGAAAGAGTATTGGAGTGGTAAACAGCCAAGCAATGCTATGCCTAAGAACTTCACAAATTGGGTGAATGACAATAAAGACAAGGTAAGGCAATCATCCTATATCACTCAATATGCCAAGGTTGAGAAAACACAGAAAAAGAAGACTGTTCGCATTCCATCAGTATCGAATGAGACAAAAGCTAAACTCACAAAGTCAATCAACGAATGGGCAACAGAGAATCTGAAAGAAGTTCAGATAAACGAGAAAGAGACGGCAAAGAGGCTTTATTTGTTCTTGGGTGAGAAAGAAATAATCATGAATAAGAAATTCCTTACGGAGACATATTCTAAGAATATCAATAACTCTCATCTGCCCGATACGATACAAGTTGCCTTGAACATAAAGGATTGGCTTCCTAACGGAAAGTTCGTTAGAAAAGAGCAAGGCAAACACCACGATTGCTTCTTCAATGTCTATCAAGCTGAATATAATGGAAAGAAAATCGAGTTTAAGACAAAACTCACCGATGGCGAAATTTTATACACGATGAGGTTGTTGAAATAAAAAGAGGATTGGGGTCCTTCCGAAGTCTGCGCCCGAAGGCCGACGTGTGAACGGCTCACCCAATCCTTTATATCTTTCTCCTTTACCGCTGCAAAGGTAATATTTTATTTTGGAAAATCCAAATCTTTTTTCGAATTTTAATTGGTTCAAGCCCTCGCTGGTGCATTTAATGTCTTGTAAGCCTCGAAAGCCAATGTGCTCACGTGCTCACTGATGGTGGTGGAGATTGTCATAATGTCTCCCATAAGGAGCATCGTCTCTCCCTTCCCGACTTCTGTGATGAGACTCAAAAGGCAGTTGATTTCATCCTTAAGTGTCTCGGCTTTCTTCATCAGCGGTGTTGGTGGCTCGACCTTGACCTCTTCCTTCTTCTCACCAGACTGAGAAGCAATACACTTCTCAACAGCCTTCGGCACTCTCGGCTTCGGGAGGTTGCAGATGATGTTCTTCTCCTTCAATGCGAGAAGCCAGCGTCTGCCTCGCTCCGTCCAAAGAGGTCTTCTTACGTACTTGCCCTTGATAAGGTGTGTAGTCACCTCAGTTAACTGATAGGTGGAGTAGGGACTTGTCAGCATCCACTCATAACCCTGGTTGAACGCAAGGCCAACCTCCTTCAGCTCTTCGTACAACTTCTGTGCGCTGCTCATGCCCAACTCCTTCGCCATCTGCGTAGTGGAATAGACACCCTTTGTCATGTCGCACTTCTGCACTCTCTTGAAACATTCATCGATTCTCTCCTGGAGATCACCGGTGATTTCCTTCTGTCTTGTTAACCACTCCTGGTCCTTTTTAACTTCGACCAGCATTTCCTTTGCGAACTCTTTCAAGCTCATGTCTGCGTTTGTTGCCATAAGATTTTCGTATTAAGCAACCATCAAGCTCATTTAATAAAGAAGGGCAGCCGCTTGTCACGCCCTCGAAAATCGCCTAAGAGAACCAGCGTCCCGGTTTTATCTCCTTGGCAGGTCGTAACGTTGCAGTTGCCCTTGTATGTAGTTGGCTCTTAGTCAATTTTACGACCTTCTTTCTATATGCAAAGGTACGAAAAAATCGGCAAATTACCAAATGTTTTAACCTAAATTACGAATTTAATTTACTGATAATCAGATAGTTAAATCTGTTTCTCTTCGCCCGCAATTAAGCATGCTTTATATATAGCATCAATTAAAGCTTTCTTTTCATTTAACTTACTTACATAACTGTCCATTTGAACTTTCTCTAGCCATTCTACTGGTTTAAATAATTCGTAAACTTTACCTTCTCTGTTTTTACATATGGCAAAAAAACATAATTTATCAGCCGGTTCACCAGTATAAATAATCCAATGAAGATTAAATGTTTGTATAAAGGCTGTATCATTGCAGCAAATCAATGTTTCCTTTTTGAATCTTCCCTCATCTGGCCTTCCCTTATGAGAAATAGCAATTTGGTCTTCTTTTATGTTTTCTTTGTTAAGGCTGTCTATAACAAACTCAAACCTTTCAGTTGCTATGTCTTGGAAACGCTTTTTGCAACCAGAAAATATTACTATTATTATAAATAGTACAAGAAATTTCTGCATTTTTCCCATATGATGCGCCCGTCATGCCGGTAGCTAAGCTTTAGTTAATAATCCGTCTATCAGATTAATAACGCATCATATGGTACTTTATTGTGTTGAACCAAAAAAAATCAGATTATTTTTTTGAGTGACTTTTCTCGCCCTGCATTCAGCTGGCGGTACTCATTGAAGTCTTTGTAGTGCTCGACCTTACCGTAAAGCTTCGGGTGGTCCATCATATCGTTCAGCATTTCTTTACTAAACTCGGTGAATCCAAAATTATAGCCACTCTCACCACCTTGTATAGCACCACTTCCATGTTTTCGAGATGGCACGTATTGATATGTGAGACTTATTCCTCCCTCTGATGTATATTTTGCAAGCTGAAAGGATAGAAACTTTCCATCCTTTCTTACTATGTAGCCATGTAACTGATTTATAGCAATAACACGATAGCCTAGTTTCTTAATTTCCTCCAGTCTGTTTTTCATAAGCAAAGAACTCCATTCCGACACATATAAAGGCTTTCTAACGTTCACGTCGTGAAAGTTCTGAATGAACACATCAAGCTTTTCACAATCCCAATCTCTTGGATAAGTTATGTTGACACATCTTCGCAAGTCTCTTTTGTAATTAATCAGGACGAAAGTTTCTGTCTTAGACTCATACTTTCTTTTTAGCTTAACCTCTAACTCCATAGTTATTTCTTCTTGAATTTATAGTTTGGGCAGCTTCTCTTGTTTCCCATCACAAGCAGTACCGGGAACAGCAGACCGTGTCTGCAACCATTTCCGTGCTCGTCAGCAGCCTCGCAAGAGAAGCAGCCGTAATACTCGTTAATATTTAATGCTGCCATTACTCGTAATCCCTAATGTTCAACAATACTGGGAATCTCGGCACTCCAGCGTCAGAATACCCTTGATGCTGAACAGTCGCCGCCATACCTATCAACTCTTCCTTGTCGGCTAAGTATTGAGCTCTGAGTGACCTTGAACCTACCGGGCGGGCACAGAACTCGTACTCTCCACACTTCAGTTTGAATATAGCGGTACCTGCATCATTGCCCTCCGCTTCCAAAACATCGACCACCTTGAACTCCGTCGTGTCGAACGATTTCAGCTTCATAAGGTCATTGCTTCTGCCCTCGGTATAGGTTCCATTTGCATTTCTGATAATGGCACCCTCGTAACCGGTGGAAACGAATATCTTGTGCCATCGCTTGATGTCCTTCTCTGAATGGGCAACGAAAGTCTGCGTAAGGTACACCGGTCCATTTGGATCAATGGAAGCAAACTCCTCCTGCAGAACTTTCCATCTGGAAGAAAAGCTTCCCGGAATCTGTGCATCGTAGATAACCATACGTAGCTTGTCAGTCATAGCAGAACGGCACTTGACAGCAGAGCATATCTGCTGGAAGGTCAATTCCTGGTGGTTGTATATCTCCCCATCCAAAGGAAGCATACCGCGGTGTTTCTCTCCCCAAGCCTTAATCTGAGGAACATCATATTCCTTACCACCTCTCGATGTGAGGTGAATCTCTCCGTCTTCTCCTTCATGAAGGATGCAACGAACTCCATCGTACTTAGGCTGGGCGAAGCAAGGAAACTTCGTCTGTGACGGATAATATCTTGTTGCTAACATTGGTTTCATACGCTACTTAATATCTGAGGTTATTTTAATTCTCAATGGAGTACCATTCACTCTGTGCGTGACGAAAGACTCCAGGTCCGTATAGAAGCTACTGTAGCACTCTACACTAGAGCTTTCTACTTCAATGGTGATAATTTTTTTCATAGCCATTTCCCGTATCTTCTGTGAATCTCATCGTAAATGTAGGCTCCGCTCGTATGCGAAGCACTGAACATTAAGATGATGTCATTATCTACCTTAATCTGACTTGTCCTGACAACCTTATCGTTCTTGACGTGGTCGCAATAGACCGTGTTGCAGGAGTGATATAGGCACATCGTGCGCCCATATCTGTCAGTTCCTATATTCTCTTTGTACATTGCTAGTCCTCCAAATCTACATCAAAAGCAGCCTCAATTACATCCTTGATGTCCTCTGTGAAACCACAAATTCCGTTATACTCCAGCCAATGATCCAGCAACTCCGTGTTAGTCATTTCGGCTACTTCACTCTCACTACACTCTGCCTCTTCTACAAGGTACTTCATCAAATCATTCTTATCCATATTACTTGATTTTATTGATGTCACAAACTAATACATTACCTACTATTACGTCTCTGATGCCTGCTATGTTCACAAGCATCGTGGCGTTCTCGTTCTGAGGAAGGTCGTAAACCTTGCCTTCCTCATTAACTACCATTACCTGCGACTTGCTGAGTCGGACCAACTCGATGTGGCCACCTACAAATCCCCTCAACTCCTCCAATGAGAAATCCGTCCCGTTGGATGGCTCCACATTCTTCTGGGCGCCATCCGTGAATATTACTGTTGACAACATAGGCTAATCATTCTCTTTGCATTGTTAATAGAATAAGTCTGTGTCTGACCATCGATATAGACGTATCTCTGACCGAACATATCCTCAAAAACCTGGATGATGTGCTTCTTGTATTTAAGAAGCTTTGTCTCAAAAATACCGTCCATAGCTAAACCTCCTTTATTGAAATGTTCTTACTAGGGTTGTGGCCTCTGCTTACCGCAATGTCGTAAGCATCTGTCATGTTCTCGTAATCACTCTTGTTCACGTCCTTCTTATGTTCGAACTCAACCTTTTCTAAGGTCTTGTCATCCATGCCGTGAAACATTTCCTTGTAGAATGTAACTAACAAAGTACCCATAATCTTTATAATTTTAATTGGTTCAACTTATAAGGTAGGCTCTGAATAGTCAAAAGTACTACCTCTTATCTATATGCAAAGATACGAAAATTTTCTGATATATGCAAATATACCAACGATTATTTTAGTTAAAAATACCAAATTATAAAAGGTTGATATTCAACCAGTTAAGGCGCCTACTCTCATGAGCAAACGCCTAGCTAACATGGTTTAAAAAGAAATTACAAGAAACCGCCACGTCTGAGCTGTGCGTCGGTAGCATTGTTAAGCCACTCCTCGCACTTCTCTATGATGCCCGTACAAGCGTCCGGTGCATCATCGTGAGCGTTATATCCTTCCTTTCTGTAGGATTTCATATCATGGGCGAACTCCGGCCACAACTGTTCCCAATTAGAAGGGAAAACTAGTTTATTGTTTACCTCGCTGGAGCGAGTGAAGATTCTAATCTGTTTGTTCTTCGATTGCGTGAACGTTACGAACTGGGTGATTCTGTTTCCGTGTTCCCTTGTTATGCGCTCGACATTGCGGGCATAAGAGCGGCCACCATTGTTACTTTCAACGAAACACACGTCTGTCTGATTGCGCTTAACCATATTGGCTTGCGCTGGTTCCGTATATTCCATTGGTCGCTTGGTGTATAGAACATCGGTAACATAGTAGCCGTCATCGTGTGCATCGAAACATATAGAGCAAAGGAAGTCGAAACCGGTATCTGCCGAGTCGGTGTAGTTGCCAATCATTCTTGCATACCTTCTGTCCGGCAGCTCATCGTATGTTCTGAAGGCATGGTACATAAGACCTTCCATAGGGGTAGGGTTCTGCATGTACTGTGTCTCGAATACGAACTCGCTGGCATGCTTGATTTTATACAGCTCCTCCAGCGTATGCTTCCACGGCCACAAGGCTCTCTCCTTTCCGTCCTCGTCTGTCTGTATTACCGGGAGGGAGACAACTTTCCACTCATTTGGCTCAATCTCTTGAAGGTAACCGCACAAGTCGTGCTCATGCAACCTCTGCATGACGATGATAATTGGCGTATGACGTGAGTTTACACGGTTACGGATGGTTGTCTCGAAACGTCTGTTGATAGACTCTCTGACGTTATCGGACAAAGCATCGTCCGGTCGTAAAGGGTCATCGATAACTATGGCTCCCGAAAAGTGACCGGGGTTGAACGTAGCCATAAACTTATCCATGTTCTTTATGTCTTCTTCGGTCCAGTCTGGCTGACCTGCACCAAAACCTGTGATCTGACCCAAGGTAGATGTAGCATACTCACCACCACCTGCCGTTGTGCTCCATTTTGATCTTGTGTTATCGTTCTTTCTGATTTTGACATTCGGGAATAGTGTTTGAAAATATGTAGAAGTTATCGTGTCCTTGACTGCCATAGAATTGTCCTGGACGAGACTTCCGGAATAAGATATATGAAGAAACTTTGAAGCAGGGTTCAGCGCAAGACCATATGCGATAAACATCTGTGAACACAAGAGGGTCTTTCCGTAACGAGGGCTGATGTTGATAATCAGCTTATTCGTCTTTCCTCTTATCACATCCATGAGCGCATCACATATAATCCTGTGATGTTCGCCTATTACATACTCACGTCGAGCAGTATAGGCGAACATCTTAGTAGTGAATTGCAGCAGGGACGATGCCACTAACTGCTTATGAAGAAAACGTTGTTTCTCAAAGTCCATTTATCTTCTGTAATTCTTTAATATCATCCAAGGACAGCTTAGGGAACTTGAAGTCCTCACCATCCTTGCCGGTTACTTCTTGAATATGCTTATCTGCCAATCCGTTGAGCCTTGCAACAATGCTGGAATCAAACTGATGAAGCATGGCACCATCAATCTGCTGTGCCATCACGACATTCTCAATCTGTGTTATCACCTGCTCAAAGCCTGGTCTCTTAAGATTACCTCTCTTGAAATCAGCCCATTTCTGAACGATGCCACAGAAAGCACAAAATCCGACAAGGGTATAGGCTCTTCTGAAAACCCTTACCTCTTGTCTCATGGAATTTGTGGATTTGCCGCTGCCGCCTGCAATGGAGTTGCTACCAGTCTTTTGCTGCCAAGGGTCATTTTCAACATCATCACAGTAAGCTACAAACTTATCCCATAATTCCTGAGAAGACTTAATCTTGTATGGTCTTCCAACAGGATTGGGGATTCTATGTACGAAAGACTTTACTTTCGGCTGTGATGATTCATCTGTCATGGCTTCTTAACTTTTACTAGTTTACCGCAAGCGGAACAATTATACTCATAATACTCAGAAGGCTTGACCTGGATATTCTCCTCAACGCCCTTCATTTCCTCCTTGAACTTTTGGTCCTTCTGGGCTTCCGTTACGACCTTCTTAGCCGTATGGTTAGTTTCAGCCTTTGAAGGTGCGGCCGCAGGCTTCTGTTCCTTTGGCTTAGCGTTGAGTCCAAGCATACCGGCAATGCTCTCATCGAAAGCAAACTGAATGCTGTTAGGATCACCGAGATAGGAGAGCTCCTTGCGAAGCTTCTTCTCGTTCCAAGTGGCGAACTCGGACGTCTTGTCATCAGCGATTCTATACTGCTTAATCTGCTCGTCAGTCAGATAGTCGACACGGATGCATGGAACCTTATCCATTCCCAATGCCTTAGCAGCCTTATATACACCGTTACCGGTTACAATCACGTTGTTCTTGTCAACAGAAATAGGCTGAGTGATGCCGAAATCCTTGATAGACTGCATGATTGCCTGTACTGCCGTCTCGTCGGTCTTGTGCGAACCGTCATGAGGCACGATGCTGTCAATAGGTAACTCAATTACCTTGTCATTAATCTTAATCTCTTCCATACCTGTTAATCCTCAATTTCTATTGTTTCCATATTTCCGCAATACGGGCAAACGACCTTCATATAATGTGAACCGTCCTCGCGCTCTTTGAGAACGAACAAATCCTTGGCAGGGTCCTCCTCCTCATCATCTGAAGAAGCTTCCTCGCTTTCGCCAGCCTCTTCATTGGATGGAGCCTCGAAGTTCTCCTCATCAACCTGAGAATAGTCATCCTGGAAGCCACCATACTCTTCTGCCTGCTGGTTGATGCTGTCGAGGGAGAAGTTGAGCATCTGGTTGATATCCTCAAAGAAGAATGCCTGCATATCGGTAGGAACCTCCATGTTGCGCAATTCCTCCAAAAGCTGGTCTTCATCAAAGGAAGATTTCTCTGCCAGCTTGTTATCGAGGATGCGGTACTTCTTTGCCATTTCGTCGTCCATATCCGAGTAAACGACAGGAACGAACTCCATACCCAACTGGTAAGCGGCCACGTATCTTGTGTGACCGGCAATGATTACACCTGCCTTATCAACGAGGATAGGCTTAACGAATCCAAAACGCTTGATACTCTCCTTCGTAGGCTCAACCGCATTCGTGTTGTCACGAGGGTTGTCATAGTAAGGAAAGATTTCACTGAGCTTAACTGACTTTACTTTCATTTCTTATCCTCCTTCTTCTTGGCTGTCTCTCTTGCTACGCGTCTCTCGTCGACAACCTTTTCGATAGCCGCATTATACTTATAGCTCTTGAAAATCTTGGCGAAACCGGTAACATACTTAAGTTTTACAAGCTCTTTCTGCTCCAGACCTACCTTTTCGCAAATCTCACGCTCAGACACACCATCTCTGAGCATATTGAAGACGATGTTTACCATTCCATCTACAGAGTGACTTCCACGGGCACGATTGTGTCTTACGGTTGATGCCATACGCTGGTCGATGTCCTTGTCTAGAACTACGATAGGCAGCTTTCCGCCACATCGCTCATTGATGTCCGCAAACTTGCGAATAACGAGGTTTCTGTGGAAACCGTCGATGATTACATACTTCTGCAGCTTCTCGTCCCAAATAGTAACGATAGGCATAGTGTAACCGTCTTCCCTCACGGATGTATAGAGAAGACGCATTTCCTTATCTGCCACATGGTTAGGGTTGTAGTTGTTGGCTACAACCATATCCTTGTCAACCCAAAGCACGCAATCTACAGGGTTGACTTTCTCCGGAGATAAGGAACTGATATACTTTCTGAGGTCGTTCAAAAACTGCACCTTATCCTTGGCAGCATCAAACTCCTTCTTGATGTTCTCTTGAAGATTCATATTCCTTATTAGCTTTTTCTATTTTAACATAATTGTCGCTCAAATACTGACGCAAAGAACGCTCTACGCTCTGAATGCGCTTCATTCCGAAATCTTCCGCAATGACACAGACAGCGCTGGTATAACCAATCTGATGTATTACGTAATCAATGCACTCCTGGCAATGACCGGCTTTAGCTACATTTCTCTTCTTGGCGGAACGGTAGCCTTTCTTGATAGTCTCCGCATTCTTCTTGTCTTCACAAAGATTGTCTGCGAGATAATCAACGTATTCATCCCAATCCTTGAAATAAGGTGGCAAGTTGTAGCAGTATGTTGCCACTTCGTTAAAGACGTGTACAGATGTATTGACGTTTGCCACTCTTCGCACCAGCTTGTCGTAGAACCATGGATCCACTTCCTTAATGAAGCCTAAGTCGTGGATAGCCTGCTCATGGATGAGGGAACTTACTCGGCACGCTCTGAGTGGCTTCTGCGTGAACTGATAGTTATAGAGCTTACAGTACGGAAGCTTGTTGCTGAAGATGTAATACCATACATCATAAACCTTCCAATCCCAAATAGGGTAGAGTACCAGACTTCTCGGTGTGCCGTCTTTATAATATCCGCCACCACCTCCCCACGTAATACCTGGAAGGCACTCGCCTCTAGTAAGACCCGACAATCGTGCCGGCGACTCCTCGATACGGACACCACCTAAAGTTAGGTAGTCTTTGCCGAAGAGCATTCTGTGTACCTGATCAAGGGTCTTGGAGAAATACTGATTGTGCGGAATCTCCAAATCACCATATGAATCTGGTTCCTTCTCACGAATCCACTTTTCTCCTGGCCCCCATACATTGAACCATTCTCCCTTTGAGGCATTCCATTCCTGGAAGTATGACTGAATCCAATACGGCTCAACCCACGGCAAGTGCATGATGTATCGTATGTACTCGATAGTCATTGGAGTCTCTGCCTCTTGGTCTAGGAAGAGGACAGGAATCTTTTCAATTCCCATCTCCTTCATAACCTCGTGCGCAAGGTTGAGAACCACGGTAGAGTCCTTTCCTCCCGACATCGTCACGACAATCTTACGCTTACCATAAAACTCCCGAAAGATGTATCTGAATCTTTCAAGAGCTGCCTCATAAACGTTTTTGTCACTGTAAAATATCATTTCTTTCTATTGTTTAATAATACCTTGTCGCTGGAATTACTGAAATGGGTGTCAAGGTAATTCTTAAGCCTACCCATCATTTCATTATTGTTGTGGCCGCGAGCGGCATTGTGCATGATTGTTGCATATCTCAACTTCTCTTCGTCGAAGTCAACGAAGCATACAGGAACCATCTCATATCCGATGACGCAGGCGGCGCGGTATCTGTTCTCTCCGTCCACAATTTGCATCGTCGAGCGGTTGACAACGATAGGCTGAGTAAATCCGAAATAGAGCAACGATTTGATGAGAAGGTCGAAGCTGTCTGCATCATGCGTGTTAGGGTTATAGTCATTCGGATAAATGTCATCAACCTTGACGTATTCAATATGCAGCGGCTTCACCTGCTCAACCTCGATATTGTCCTTCGCCAATTTCAAGGCTAGATTTTCCTTAGAGTTTTTTGTATTCATCGAGAAATTCCTTGTTTACGATTTCCTTAACCCAATCCTTGCTTGACTTAGCCAAATAAGGATTTTTGAACTCACTCTCCCAATCTACAGACTCTACATCAAACTGGTTGTCGTAGGTCTTGCTGTTTCGAGGAATGCCACCTACGGCGCCTGGATTGTTGAACGTGCTTCTGTATGCACCGAAATGCTGAACCAGACCGGGAACGATAGCGTAAAGGTCGATACCCTTTGCCTGAAGGTATGCCTTAAGGCGCGAATCATCATAACGTGTCTGATCATCCGTCATCTTGTTTGATGTTTCAACAAAATCCTTGGCTAGGTCATTTGGATATACGCTAGCCTGCAGCCAGAAATTAGTCTTTGTAGAAATAACGTGCTTGCCCTTTGCGTAACAATCAGTATAGTCACCATTTGTAGGATTGTAGAAACTGATAACATTGTTTTCGGGAGCAAAAGAGAGAATATGTAAAATCTTGGCAAGAATGTTGCGGTCAAAGGTAATGTCATCGTGGATAATCATGCGATGGGTTCCTTCCGCTACCTCTTGCGTCAACGCTTGGGAATAATTGTCCCAAAGACCCTTACCTCGGTCCATAGAGATACTGACAGGAATACCATAAGGCTTCGTGCTGGTCTCTATCAACTTCTTAAGGTATTTGCCCTCACGTTCTCGCTTCGGAACGTTGAGGATGATAATCTGAGAGAGTTTAATCATATGCGTAATTATTTAGTAACTGTCCATTCTCCACCTCGCTTGGCAACCTTGCTGATGGCTACTGCCAAACGGTTTCTGTTCATATCGCTACCATAGAACACCTTACCTGCGGCATAGGCTGCTTGGGCAACAAGTCCTTGACCCATGAAGAAGTCTGTGATAGAGCAGAACGGAACATCCTTACAAATCTTGAACACCGCATCCCATTCATCCATTCCATGGAGTCCCCAGTCTTCTGCCTGCTTGGTGCCTTGGATAATCCAGCACTTGCAATCTGGCTTATGATAATAGGTGTTCTCGTAGATTTTTACATGAGGGAACAGCGATTCTACCATAGGAACCAACTGTTTCTTATTTCTGTAGAAGCACTCGACGAATAGTCTGTCCGGATTAATCTGCTCGATGCACCTCTTGATGTGGGCAACGAACTCATCAAAATTATCAACCGGGCATTGCTTCTCCGCCTTGGTATAATACGCTTTGAGGACACCTTTACTTCCTGCCGGGTCGATGAATACACAATCGGCATTCTTTGAAAACTCCGGAAGCCCCAAAGTAATATCGGCAATGGTAATCTTGCTACCATTGCCTAAACTGTAAATCTCGCCTTCTGTGATGGGGTATTTGTCAATACTGCCATCATAACGCAAACCTTTCTGTGATGTCATACGCAATTTACTATTAAATAATTGTGATACTCTGATACATTTTCTTCACCAAAAAGACTGCACAAGACCTTCTTTGAATAGAAAAAATGTCTGAACTCCACATCACACTTCTCATAAGTGACCGGATGATATTTCTCCTTGTAGAACATCAAGAACTTGCGAGCCTTGCACTGCGATATTGCCAGAACGGCATAACGGGAAAGATAAGATGGGGAACCGAACAATGCTACGATATTGTCGAAATTCCTGCAATCTAAACTCTTTCCGTCGAAAGGCTCACATACAACCCTATCCTTATAGGCTGGGTATTTGTTAGTGAACTGCTCCAACATTCCTTTACTAGGATCAATTCCTAGATATTCCTGTGGGTCGATTTTTGCAATCTCTGTCAGCAAGCCGGTACCACATCCGATGTCTAGGATTGAACCGCTGAGAGGTGGGAGCATTTGCCCCACCTCACGGTTCTCAACGAGACTCATTTCATCACGAAACAAAGTGTCGTACTTACTTGCTATTTTATCATACTGGGAATAATTCATTTTCTACTGTTGCCTGTTGCCAGGTGATTTTTTTACTTGAAATGGTTACGAAATTCTTGTGATTGTATATGTTACAATTCGGGAACATCGATTTCAACTGCATTCTGTCATAGGTGAAATGGTGCATTTCCTCGAACTCTGCAGGGGTGTAGTCATCCTTGTAGAACATAAGGCAATAATCCAAACCACTCTCGCCCAGTTTGCGGAGATACTGAGGCATGAAGTAGGAAGCGGTACCGAAGAGAGCAACAACAACGCTGTCTGCCGACATCCATTTCTTTATCGCCTCCTCAAAAGAAATAGTAGAACATCTTCGGAAAAAACCAGAGGTCTTCTCCCTGAACTGCTTGATTGCTTTCTTGCTAGGATCAACTCCATAATACATCTCCGGCTTTATCTTGGTGTAGGCGACGAAGTCTCCGTTTCCGATGCCTGCCTCGAAAAATCTTCTGTCCTTGAACGTGAACATGATAGATTTTGCCATCACGTCCATTTCCTGATTCGAATAGATTCGCGGTACCGGCCACTCCAGGAAGTCGAACTCGTTGAAAACCTTCTGTCTGTTCAAAATCCAAGTAGTCTCGAATGGGTCACCCATCGTCCAATACTTGTAACCATCAATGTAAAGGTAAGGGAAATTATACTTCCCCCATCTTTCATGGACTCCATTGTCTCGCTGTGCGCTGACGAAGTAATAGAACTCGTCGTTTGTCAATGCGCACTTGTCTCTGTGAATGTACTCATGAGGAACGTCTATCATTGAAGTGGCCCATTGCCACTTACAACGCTTGATGAACTCTCTGAGCTTACTGTAATCGTATTCCATCGCTGCAAATTTAATAAAATATTTAATGATTAAATACCTAAAATCTAAAATTAACTATATTTTAACATAAAATTGTGCATATATGCGGCTTGGATAGTCAAAAACACCGCAAAATAGGCTCTTCTCATACGCAAAGGTACGAAAAAATCTCGATATATGCAAATATATCAAACGAAAATTTTAGCCAAAAATACTAAAAATTACGCCGTTCTACTAGCCCTGTTCGGGAGCCTGGATTCTATCTGCCACAGATTATCTTTGATAAGCTTCAGAATGGCATCGTGAAAAGCGGAATTGATGTTTCCGTGACCCTGGCATTGAACGACGGTAACATCGGCTAGATTTACTTCGATTGTCTCCATGCGCTGCCCGTTTACCTTGGCAGAAAGTATGAGGCAGTTCGGCTTTCTGTTCACATCGTAATAGCCGTTTCTGAATACGCAGTGCCCCATTTCCTTGCCCTCTTCGAAGAACTCCTGGACGGATTTAAGAACCTGTATGTCTATGACACCATCCTTTATGTCTATGTCAAAGAACTGCTTTCTTCTGTCAACATAAACATTAGCCATTGCTTCTGCCTTTTTCTTATTCTCCTCTTCGGCTTTAGCGGCTTGCTCCAGATATCTGAGTTGCATTTTCTCTTCCGCAATCAAACGCAGCTTAGTCATTCTGTCCTCCATTTTCTTTTTCTTGTTGTCTGCTGCCTTTAGCCACTTGTCGTGCGCCTCACGAAGATTCTCCGGGCAAACTATAGAAGGGTTACGTACATCTTTCTTAAGATACATAATACTGTCGAGCATATCCCACCACAAGCTATCGTAAATATAAGAAGCCTTTCCGTGTCTGACAACAATCTTGACGGCAGACATTTTTTCTCTGTCGAAGACAGCTTCATGGTACTTACACACCTTCCACATATCAATATCACGTCTCATGAGAGTTTCATTGTATGGGTTAGCATTGACGGAACGGAAGATTTCGTCACACAGAATCTTTTCCCCGAAGTCTCTGAGAGCATATTTATACTTGCCTTGGACTGAAGCGTAATATACTCCATCGAATCCAATATCACGAGGATCACCCAAGAAACTCCATACAGTATGCGTTCTTACTTCCAACTTTCCGAAAGCAGAAAAAGCATCTTCTATATATCCGCTGGTTCGCTGCTTGGCAAGAAAAACATATTCCCCGTCTTTCAACCATTGCTGCATACACTCCTTGAAGTAAATCTTCTCCTTAACCATCTTGTGGAACCGGAACTTCACTCTTACCTGGAAGTACCTGAGAACCTGCCATCCCTTGAATGTGCATACAAGGTAGAAGCATCCTCTAGAAAATCTATCACTGTATTTGTAGGCATCATCTTCAGAGATGCAAGTCTTGATGGCCCACTCACGTTGCTTGTCTGATAACTCCGGTATTCTATCTGAGAGTTTTACAACTTCACGTTCTGTCTTATTTCTTGGCTTCATAACTCACATATTTAAAAATCAAACAAACTCAACTGCCCAATCTCTGCATCCTTCTTTCTCTGAGCCTCGGCTTTCTTCTTCAAGCGTTCCTTCTCTGCGGACTCCTTCTTTTTGAGCTCCATGATCTTGGCTTGCTTGAACTCCTCCTCAGCCTTCTTCTCCAGATTCTCCTTGGTCTGGTCTGAGAGATTTGTAACAATGGTGCAATTCTGATTCTTAGTGAATGAGACTTCTTCTTCATTATAATAATGAACTGCCATTCCGTAAATCTCATCATCGTCAAAGCCATTCCTTCCGGATTTCTTGACCTCTGAGATAATAAAGTCGCAGCAATCATCGATATTCTTGCCAGGCTTGGCGTAATCCTTTGCGAACAATTCATCCTCTGCTGCACGCTTGTCAAGATATGCCTTGATTACCTTCTTGAATGTTTCTGATCCTTTCATAACCTTTCCATTTTTTGAAACCGATGGGCTTGTTTCTGAATCCCTTACGGAAAGCTTCTCTCATAGAGATGCAAATGAAATCTACGCTGCATTGTGCCAAGCCCGTACAAAACGCACAATCCTCGCAATCATCCATTGGTTCCGCTACGTACACGATGCCGTTAATGACTATCGCCGCTTTCTCCTTGAAGACTGCCATTCCTTTTCGCTAGCAAAGCCTTTGACCTTATTAATCTTCTAGCCAAATCAAAGTCTTTGGGCCTTGTGGATTTTTCATTAATAAAAGCTGCTGCTTTTTCTAGAACACTAAGCAGTTCTCTGAACTCAGTCTTCGTTGTCTTCACTTCCATACGCTTTCTGTGCCGTTATAATTCTACAACCGGTGTAATCGTCGGCAGAAAGGACAATCTCACCATTCTTAACCTTTTCTCTAATCATGGAGCAAGCATCCGTATTTGATTCTGCCTCTACGGTTATTGTCTTACTCAAAGTTTCTTGAATGCAAACATCATATTTCATATTATGTTACCTCCCATGTTTCAATATTAAACTCATAGTTTTTACCACTACATTGGCTCTGCCCGATATTGCGCAAATCTTTAAGTTGCTCTTCCGAAGCTCCGTTAGCCTCGGCTGTTGCGTAGCATTTCTGAAGGTTATCGGCTACCCTGAGCAATTTGCCGCTCCCTTTTGTGTGCCAGGCATCTTCTTTATAAATCAAGTGCACCTTCATAATTAAATCTTTTTAAAATGAACACTAGTTCTATCTTTACGTTCACGTGCAAGGCAAGCTAAATCTTCGCAAGTTATCTCGACGTCATCGCGATGAACGTTTGGAATACATACAATACAATTTGGACAAGACCCTCGTTTTGCCACAACACAATTAATGCCATTGATAGAAAGCTTTTGACCGATAGGGAAGTCTGCTTCTATACTAGACTTTTTTACATTGATGATATCTTTGTTCTCATCCATGATTAATCCTCCTTTTCTTTTAAGTAACGAAGGTATAACTGACAGTTTTCGCAATCGGAATTGCATCTGTAACTATACTCGTTGGCACAAGCCATAAATAATTCACTTCTTTTCATAAGCGCCAAGTAATAATTTATACAAGTCCAAAATCATCTTCTTACAGTACTCCATATCCTCAACAACATCCTTTATGTGATATGGGGCACCATTCTTTCCGTGTCCGTCGCTATCTAACCAAATATAGGTCTCATAATCGACGTCAAAGTTGTCATGATACTCTTTTATGTGTTCAAGCAATTCTTCCGCACTTTCAAATGGTCCGGTTGATATAGAAAAGTCTTGACCTGCAGGTGAATATCTTGAAAAGAGCAATCCTTTCCAGTTAGTGTATTCCTCTTCTGTGACAGTCCAGGAATCAGACTCTGCTATTTTTATTAATTCTTCTATTTCCATATTATTTTAAAATTAAAGGTCGGGTGCCGTCTTTCCGAGCTGTCGCAAAATAAAGAATATCAAACATTGTTTTGTTATTTAATCCCGACCATTGATTAACGATGATTTTACTTAATTCTACATGACTCACCTCCAATCTTATTAGGTTTAACTTCCATATCCTGTAAATCTGCCAACGGCAGAACTTACGCTTTCATTTGTTACGGAACCCGGCTTCAAGAAGTACTTGTAATGCGTGCTTCTCTCCAACCTCTCACTCCAGCAGAAACCGAAAGCATCGAACTCCTTGCCGCACCATTCATGACCGTAGTAGTATTCGCTGGCATGCACCTTCTGTTCCTTGCTGAGCTGCAAGAATAGTGCGCGACTCTTGCTAAGTTCCGTTGGGTTCTCCTTGAACTCCTTCTCGATTTGCTTACGCTTCTCGGTATATTCAGCTAATTTCTGCTGATACTCATCCTCGCTGTCGCAAAGATAATAATCTGTGTCAGTCCAACGGCTATCCCAATAGGAATTTGAAGACTGATGTATATGATAAATATTCTTCATAATTGTATATTTTTATTGGAAGGTAGGCTGCCGTCTTTCCGGCTGCCAGATAAGAATAAGGTATCTAACTAGTGGGTGTCCTTACTACCCGTTATGTTAAACCTTACTTTTGCCTACCTTTATAATAAGTATATAAATCCATCATGCTATTATAGAACCACTGCCATGCGACAATCTCCTTCTGCTCTTTGGTAATATCCAGGGCATCAGTAATCATCTTTCTGCGCCAGTTTATCAGTCTGTCACATGACTGGATGATTCTTGCAATCATCACATGGGCGACATTCTCCATCATTACCGCCTCGCCGTTTACCATCTTCAGGGCGTACTTTTCTGCAGCATCGTGCCAAAGGTCGTAGGCTACAGAATCATTATTGAGCATCAGATAGAGTTCTTCCATATCAGCAGTTCTCTTGTACTGAACCATTTCCTTTACAACCATAGCTATCTCCTTTCCAATGTTAAGTCTATCACGTATGGAAGAGTATGCTGTGGCATTTCTCCTAAATTGATGCAGTTGAATTGGCAGATACGTTTAATGGAAGCTTCTTCCTTTTCAACAACCTTGTAGATCAACTTAGGTTTAATTTGTTCTGTCAGCTCAACATTGAAGTAAGAGCAGTTCTCATCCATTGATATTCTCGTTGCAATAGCAACCAATCCGAAATCAGGGCTGAAGAACAGATACTTGCTGCCCGTAAAGATGGCATCTATTCTGTTCTTCGTATTACCTGTAACTCTTATTATGTTCATATCTATTGTTCCATTAAATGTTTGACAAGTTCTTCTTTTGAAGAGAATATATCTCCAAGCCTTTTACTTACATAGTTTCTGTCTATATCTAGGATAACATAATTATTATTTAGTGCTGCTTTGAGACATCTTTCTATACGGTCGCGCTCACTGAAAGAATAATAATTTCGATAGCTTGTAGGGCACAAATTTGTACTCACTATATTGTATATTCTCTCTCCGATATCTCTAGAATGATAATCAACATAAAGCTTTTTGTCATCTTCATAGTCTGAAAGAGATATAAGGACAATTCTACCCGAAACAATTTTGTTGTCCCTCATAATGAAGACCTGCTGTCCGATAGCATACTTGCTCTGATATGTAGTAGCTAAATCGGAAAAGACTCGTCCACAATCCAGCTGGAAAACTGCATATAAAACGGTTCCATTATTGAAAGCTTCCAGGTAACGCTCTATCTTCTCGTTTTCTGTCGGCTCTCGTTCAGTGACGTTTCCATCGTCATCCGTAACCTCGACATCGTCATCAAAAGTGCCTTCATGCTCGTTCCAAATAGAAAATTGCTCTTTTAGAGCATTGTATTTCATTATTTCTGAAATACTGTTGATCTTGATACCTACATATCCGTTTCCAAAATTCTTTGTATTCATATTAACCCTCCAGACTATTAATGTATTCCTTACGTGCCTTTACAAAAAGCTTCTTCTTTCTGTCATCTGAAAGAAACTCCTTAACGGTATATCCCAAAGCGATGATACCATTTTCAAACTCAAAGGTAAGGCCACACTCATGATTGCCAAATTCATATTTCAAGGCATTTACCAAATTCTCATCGTTGTTCAGAAACTCCTCTGACTCCTTGACAGAGCGCTCACCAAATTCAATGAACAGATGGTAATCCTTTTTAAGGCAATATGCACCGGCACCAATGGAACATACCTTTTCTAAGTCTTCCTTACTTGTGGTAAGCCCCCATTCAGCCATCATGTCCTTGAACTGCTTGTCTCCGAATGCAGCCTTCATTGGCAGCTTGTCAAACTCATCCTGCTGCTGCTTCTTGAACTCGTAGTATGTCATACCTGTCCCTCCGTCATTAACAGCTTATACTCCTCATCACTATCTCCGACGTGACCGTACAGAAGACCGTCATTCGTGTTCTTCCAATACTCATGAGGAACAGAGCATGGTGTCAAGCTAGCAAGAACCACAATGTAACCTAATGACTTGATAAGATTGAAATTTGAATTTCTCATAATTATTCCCTTTCTATTTTTTAAGATTAAAATTGTATAATAGTGCCAAATGGCTGTCATCTAACTCTCTCCAATCATCAACTGTGTCAAGATAAGCCTTGACTTTTGAAAGCGTAATTGGAACCGTTGGATAAGCAGAACAAAATCTGCGAAGCATGTACTCTGATAAAGATTCTTCCATAGCCTTCGAATTATTAATGATTACTATGCGTTAATGAGGTCTATCACATCAGAAGCATCAAAGTCATCCATACTATTGTATGTAACATAGAAATCTTCCTCATCGTCAGCAAGCAGACCTTCAGCCTCTTCCTTAAATTCATTAAAGTCCTCATCCGTGTCTTCATAATTCAATGCCTCTCGAATTATTGCCCACAACTTTCTCTGCTTTTCGTTAAGCGAGTTTAATTTTGTATTCATAATCTTTATAATTTTAATTGGTTCAACTTGCAAGGTAGGCTCTGAATAGTCAAAAGTACTACCTTTTATCTATATGCAAAGGTACGAAAATTTTCTGATATATGCAAATATACTAATGATTATTTTAGTTAAAAATACTAAATTATAGTACTTTGTAACTATCTGATTATCAGAATGGTGCATCTGCTTCTTCTGGCTTTTCGAAAGGCACCTGTACATCTTCGTTGATTAAATTCGTCTTGAAAAAATTTGTCGTATTTTTGTTGAATCCCATAAAGAATTTGAACGTTCCGATATTACGTCCCTTGGCAACGTCTATCATAGCCGTTCCGTCAGTAGGATAATCGTCCTTGTTATCAAATGGGGCAGGGTACGCTCTGTTGTAATACTCTGCTCGATAGACTAGGATGACAACATCAGCAGCTTCTCCTATCTGTCCACTATCGCGCAGTCGGTTCAGATTCGGCTCCGGGCAGTTACTATCTCTAGACAACTGACTTAGGGCGATGATCCATATGTTCAGTTCCTTTGCGAGGTTCTTGAATCTTCGTGCGGCATCACCCATAGCCTGCTCCCTGCTGAAACTCGTACTCCTGGAGTTTACGTTAAGAATCTGCAAGTAATCAACTACGGCTCCGTCTATGTCCTTCTGCATCTTAAGCATTCGGATGGAAAGAAGGATAGAATCTATATTTGACGTGCTCTTGTCATCAAAGAATAAATTCTCTCCGGGTAACTTGCCTCTAGCATCATCAATCATCCTTATCTCGCTTGGCGCCAGACTGCCCGAATAGAGGATATTGTTGGCCGGGATGTTCGTCTTGGCAGAAAGCAGACGTGCCGTAAGCTGCTCCTTCGTCATTTCCATAGAATAGAAAGCAACCTTTGCTCCGTTCTCGATGGCGTGTCTTGTCATGCAAAGTGCGAGGCTCGTCTTTCCCTGAGAAGTTTCTCCGGCAACGATAATCAAATCAGACTTCTGCAGACCTCCCTTTTCATCAAATCTCTCCATACCGGTCTTGGTTCCTGTCGTGACACCTCCAACAGTGGCATTCTTAACCATTATCTCGTTTAGACTATTCATTGCATCATTGAGCGTGAACACTCCATCTGCTTTCTCAAATACTCCTCCGATACTCTCAATAGCCTCTTGGTGGGCATCTGCGGTCAGAATCTCTTCCGATAATCCAACCTTGGAAAGCTGCTGCCCGACAACCCAGAGTTTTCTTCTTCTACCAAGGTCCTGCAATCTGATGGCATGATATTCTACATGTGCAGATGATGCAATCTGTGCCGAAATGTTCATCAAGTCCAATGCTGTTACATTCGACTTCTGCTTACTGAGCTCGGCAGAAACAGATATGACATCTATCGGCATACCTTGCTTTCCCATATTATCAACAGCCTTCCATATATCCCTACACATGGGGTCGTAAAAACAGTCTTCATCTAGATACTGGCTTACTAGAGTGTATGCGGTAGGATCAACAAGAAGACTTCCGATAACATACTGCTCAGCCTTTGGGTCATTCACTAATGGCTGATTCTGACATGGTGATTGTTCTAAACTCATCTGAACGATACCTCCTCAAAACTTAAAATATCAAACATTTCGTGCATTCTATCTACAATTCTTGGGTCATCGTACTTCTGTCCGATGTCAATGGCCGTTAGGTTTGAACTGATAATCGTGGGCAGCATCTGCTCATAGCGATAGTCCAACAACTCGTCAAACGGCTTGTAGTGCATTCCGTAAGTGACTATCTCCGTTGGCTCAGCACCCAAATCGTCAATCAAGAGAAACTTAGTGTTCATGATTGCTCTGAACTCGTTTATGTCTTCGTGAATCATGTAAGCCATATCTCTAGCCTTGACGAATCGCGGATATTTGTCACCCTCGCAATAGCTAATCTTGTTTGAGTCCACAAGATGAACTAGCAAATCTCGAATAGCCTTTAGCATTGTAGTCTTGCCGTTTCCAATACTACCGGGCATAAACAGCCCGTAAAAGTTTGTCTCTGTAGTAAGAAAATCCCCGACTTTCGATATTGCTTCCTTTAGCTCGTCAGTGAAGACGAACGTTCTTTTTCTTTTCTCTACCTCTCGTTTGTAGGCATAGTAAAGAAAGTTCTTGACTTCTCTATTTTCCAACGGCAACTCCAAACCCCGACCGATACGCTGATGTGTCTTTGTGGTCTGGAGCTTTCCATCCTGTCTTTGTATTGTTTCCATTGCTTGTTACGTTTTGTTTATGATTCTTCATTTCTGAAACTATCTCGTTATACTGAGAGTCTATCTTGTTGACAGAGAAATTGTTCATTATCCAAGTCTTGTCAATAAGATGCAGGAACTCACTCCACGCTTTTAGCAGACTATCATCATCCGTCGGCAGCGGCGGGTTTTTGTGACTTCTAGCGAAAGCGATTTTCTTTAGGATAGAGTTCATTGCCTTCGCATCTTTAGCCTGCCAATAATATGGCTCTCCGTATAGCTCTAGGAAATAAGCCTCGAATATCTGCCGACCTCTATGGCATGTAGTATGTTCTTTCGGTGGCTTCTTACACGCGCTCGTACGCTCGGGCGAGAGAAAGAGTTCGTTAGAACTCAGCCGTCTGCTAAGACAATTTTCTTTTTCTTTATCTTTTTCTTTTATAGGGGTTTTAGGGGAAAGGTTTTCTTTTTCTGTTTCGTTTTCTTTTGGATTTCTAGCATTTGCTACGTTTTTTCTAGCATTTGCTAGAGATTCGCTAGCATTTGCTAGGATTTCTGTAGCATTTGCTAGAGAATTTGTAGCATTTGCTAGAGATTCGCTAGCATTTGCTACGTTTTTTCTAGCATTTGCTTGGCATTTGCTAGAAGACTCCTTTACGTTTTCTGCGAAATTTCTAGCTTTAGCTGCACCACCTGCACGACCGGCTCTAGCTCTAGCTTCGCTGACTTTTCTTGCCTGCTCGATAGTGTCTGAAAGTTCCTTAGAATAGAAATATTCTTCCTCAACCTCAAATAAATCAAAATCCTCAACTACAGATTGCACCACAGAAACATCAGTACGCATCTCATAAGCTATCATAGAATAATCCTTTGACAGCTTATGATCCTCATTTTCCTCCAATAACTGCATAAGAGCAACGTAGATTCCATAGGCAGCCATGCCATGTTCCATCCTTGCTCTCATAACTTCTGGAGAGTCACTATTTTTGATGCAATTATATTTCATACTAAATTATTGGTTCAAGTCCTCGTTCTTAATGAAGCATATTTTACCTCGCTTGATACTATTGGCGAGGGTGTCAACTTCAGTCTGTAACTTACTGTAAACAACTCCCTGCTGCTTAGAGATAAAATTGTGAAAAGAAGGACTAATCTTTAAAGCGATAAAAGCCATCCCCTCCAAAATCTTAAACTCACGATACAACACACCTGCCGACTTGAACTGTTTGTCCAAGCCTACCAAGAACGTTCTGTAGTCCTTGATTCCTTCAAAATCTCTTAGAAATTCTGTCTCTTCCATATTGTATAATATTTTATTTATAACTATATTGTTTCTCCTTAATGCAAAATTACGAATTTTGTCTGATATATGCAAAAGAATTAACTTAAATATTCAAAAATACCGAAATATATTTAGATATATATTTGGCTATCTCATTTTTTTTTAGTACTTTTGCAGTAAGTTTTTTCCATTATATTCTGTAAAAGAATATTGTATGGGTTTCTCTTTAGCCTGCTGGCGAGCAGGCTTTTTTTGTTGGGATTTATTTGGCAATTTGAAAATAATTCATTACCTTTGCAAACAAATCCCTTTAAAGTATAATCTTTATAGGATTTTAATTGGTTCAAGTCCTCGGTGTTGTGAAACACTGGGGACTTATATTTTTTACAGATTAACGGTGATACCTTTCTCATAACTCAGTCTCTTTACTTCATTAGTATAATACTTAATCATTTTCTCCAACTCATCGTCATCCCATTTCTTGATGGAGTGAGCACGCTCTCGCAGGGTGGAAAATCGGGAAACACCAATCTTCTTTATCAGATTCTCCTGGTAGTATATAAGATGGTCTGACTTCACTCTGTTGCACCCGATACATTCTGCATTGCAGTTATCTTCATCAAATCGGGTGGCCATGTTGGAACGTCCGAAGAAATGACCGCAATCAAGCTCTCTGTACGGCTTTATCTTTCCGCAGCTGATACATTGTCCCATGCCGCTTGGCATGCAGTCTCTCAGACGTATATACAACGCAAACACCTTGTCTAGTCTCTTGACCAAATCAGGCTTACTCTTCTTTCTCTTTTTGGGAGCAGAAGGAGATTTCTTCTTTTTATTATAAAATGGAAACATATCTTTTTTTATTTCAATACTACATTAGTTAATTGTGTTCCTCTGGAATACACCGCCCATTTCGTGGTTCCTGGAGGTCTGCTAATAAAGAGGTCTGCGACATTTCCGAACCGGCTATAGTTTCCCGACAAGTCAACTATCCACCCGTCCTTTCCTTCAAAAGGTCTGATAGCGCGGCCTACCATCTGATAGTAGAGCCCGAGAGATTTCGTCGTGCGTGCCAAAACAACGGTGTCTAGGGCAGGGTAGTCGAATCCCGTAGTCAGCACACCTACGTTGGCAACAACCTTTATTTCTCTCCTCTTGAATCCTTCGAGAATGGCTTCACGCTCCTTTTTTGGTGTCTCTCCTGTCACGATGGCGGCATTGACTCCGAGTGATTGAAGCTTATCAACCAACTGCCTGGCCTCCCTTGTGAAAGCGGTAAATACAAGTACTCCCTTTCTAGGAATGCCGCTTTTAGGCTGCAGAACCTTGACTACTGTGTTTGATAACTTATCGTAGAATCCGCTACGCTCATACTCTGCGAGGAGACTTCTTTCATCATAATCTGCACCGGTGGAGTTGCTTCTGACTCTTCTTAAATCCAATGTCGTCAAATCGTAATAATGCAAGTCTGCGAGATAACCTTTAGAAAGCAGTTCTCCAATCTGACAACAATAGATGACCTTTGAAAATATTCTAGGTCTTACTCTCGTGAGGAACTTCAAGATGGAACCTCCTTCGGCACGATCAAGACGGTATGGCGTGGCTGTTAATCCAACAACCTGTCTGTTCTTCGCTTCTATGAACTCCTTGTACTGCCCAGCTTTAGAGTTTACGTAATGACATTCGTCAATTATGATGTTCTTGAAACAATCGAAGTCTGACATATGGTTCATTACGCTTCCGATGGTGGCAAAGGTTATTCTGTTTATATCCTTACACCCTACAGAGGCACTATAGCAACCGCAATCGAAAATACCATAGCTTTGCAGCTTGGCAAAGTTCTGCTGAAGAATTTCTTTACTAGGTTGAAATACTAACAGCGGCCCTTCCAGACGAGAGGCGATATCTGCTATCACCAAGCTCTTTCCTGCACCCGTAGGCAGGATAACCAATCCGTTCTTGTCAGCCTTGCTAGTGAACAGCCTTACGGCTGCATCACTAGCTTGCTTTTGATAATTTCTAAGAGTGTACTTCATTACTCGCCGAATGGTAATTCATCATCGTCATCATCTGAAGACTGCTCTGGTTGAGCTTCTTCTTTTGGCTGCTCCTCTTCCGGGAACTCCAATCCGAAGACCTCTTTCATGCTCTCACGATTCTTGACCTCATTTGCCCAAATCTCAGAACGGTCCGGGATAGCATAAGCCTTTGCAAGTAAGAACTTCTCGGTATTTGCATCCCAATTATATACGAGATAGTAACCTGCCAATGCAATACAGAACACGTTCTTCGACTTAAGACGCATATCAACAGTTCCCTGGCGCACCTCAGCAGCGTACTTGGCTACTTCCATAAGGACAGAAGCATAAGCCTCTTCTGCATCCTTCTTCATCTTCTTGGCTTTTTCCAAAGCCTCCTCCAACTCCAGCTTGCGAGCTGGCACCACGTTCTCTTCGAGTGTGCAATACTCCTCTCTGATGTTCTTCTTCTCGAACTCATCGAGGAAACGTGTAACCAACTCATTGTCAGGGAAGGTCGCCGTGAAATGCTTTCCGACAAACTTAAGGATGTCTGCCTTATTCTTCAAAGGCTTCTCTCCACAAAGGTTCTCCTCGGTCAAAGCAAGGAAGTCCAACTCCATTGGGAACATGTCTTTTACACCTTCCTCCAATACAAACTCAATGTTCTCAGGAACATAATTTTTCAAATCTGATTTCATAATTATAAATACTTTTCATATAATGCTATCTGTTTCTGAGCTTCAAGCAAGGCTGCTTCTTCATTAGGCTCGGGTATATACAACCCTGCAACCATACTTGAATAGTTCCGAAACTTCTCAATAGCGTCTGTTAATTCTTTTGTGTCAAGGTCAGCCGTGCTTCTCCAATAAGTTACAGGCTGTCCTCTTCTGTTTGTTCTCTGCTTCGCAAAGATTTCTCTGTTCACTATCTGCTTGAAAATGTTATACTTCACATATTCTTCATCGTAGCCGAACTCTGATGCGAAATACTGAAGGCACACGTGCAGATAGCTGTTTTGTGCAAGGGAACGTGGACGGTGCTTTTTCTTCACCTCCACGATAAAACCCTTTCCGCTTTTCAGGGCATCCATGTAAAGGCCATTGCAATAGTCCTTGTAGTCTGCCCTGTCCTTGTCATTGTTGAGATTGAAAATCATAACTAGAATGGCAAATCATCATCTTTGCCCGGCTGCGGTGGTGGAGGTGCTTGCTGCTGCGTCTGGCCACCTCTCTGATACTTTTCTATCTTGTAACCCGAAATGGTATTGAAATACTTTACCGGGTCATTTGCACTCTTCTGATACTTGGTACCTTGAAGAGCAAAAGATATAGTAACAATCTCGCCAACTGCAAAATCAGCAGGATCATCTACATGCTTTCCGCTGAACTCAAAACTTGGGTAGTTCTCGTACACCTCTCCGAAGTTTGAGTGTGTACAGTTAAGAACCACAACTCTCTTTTTGAACGGCTCTCCACCGCTCTTGCTGGGTATTTCCTCGACATTGCCGATGAGCAATACCCTTCCTGTCATTGTATTAGCCATCTGATTCTGTTAATGGTAAATATGGTAATAATTCTCTCATTTCTACCCATTTGAGGAAGTCACGCAATAATGCATGGTTTTTGTCTTCCATCCCTGGATATCTGTAACAAGTGATTGCTGGCTCATAAGGAGTAAGCTTGAGACCTCTCACGTCTCCCTTGTGCTTATCCTTATTGTAGCCCTCAAAGACAAACAAGTCAAAATGGAACACATCAGCTTCAAACAACTCTAGGTAAAGCTGCCATTGGCAACTGTCTATATAGTCTTTGTCTGATACCGGTCCGTACTTAGTCTTGATGTCTCTTATCTCTAGTCCGTCAATCATATCGGCACATCCCGTGATAACGGCATTGCCAAAATCCTTGTATTCACGAACCTCATGAAAGGCGTCAGGATGCTCATTCCTGTATTTCAAAGCAACCTTGCATTGTGGAATGTCGAGAATTGCTTCACCTTCATCAAAGACGAACCTTCTTCCTTTTGGAACGGGTTCTGTCTTATCTTTCTTATAATAGGTGAAATGACGAACACCTTCCGGCTCCTTGAAGCAATGGGGACTGCCAGTCTCCACGATGGAGTGAAAGGCAGTTCCTATTCTTGTGTAATCGTTGCCCTCAAACTTCTTAGTGATATTGTCTATAACGTCCTGCTCTGTAACATAAGCATATTCGCCAGACATATACCGTCTGAAGCTCTCTAGCTGGGTAACTCTAATCAAAGGCTTCATCATGCTGCATCCTCATGCTTGACGAACTTCTTGCCCTTCTTGTCAAAGTCAATGCCTTTGACAGCAAGTTCCTTGATCATCTGATTCATGAATGCCTTCTGATGAATCTTGTTCAATCCGTGGGCAACCTCGATGAGAGCATTTGCATCATCTACAGTCTCCACGGCTGCAAGCTTCTTTCGAGCATCATCAACGGCTTCCTGCGCCTTAGCCTGAGCATCTGACTTATTCACGATGGCTTTCTTCACCTTCTTGATGATGTCTGCCATGCAAGTGTCAAACTCCTCTGTTCCGTAAGCTGGAATCCAAGTGTCCTGCAGGTCTGCAACATTCTTACCAACACGATTGTCTTGTGGCTCGAACTTGATGACGCGATTGCCGTTCTCCTTGCAGATGTAACCTACCTGGTCCGCAATACGGATGAGCAAGTCCTTGCTCTGTCCTGTACAGTCTGGAGAATGCTTGATATAGTCTCCTTCCTGTGTCTCCTTGTCGTGACAGATGAAGATGATGTCTGAATTGTTTGAACGGAGAATTCCGACAAACTGCTTGAACAATTCTCCCATCACACCATATCGCTTCAATGAGTTGGTTCCAAGCTTAGGGTCTTGCTGAATAGCAAAAGCGTTGAGATAGTCATCGAGCATAGCCTTGGCTGTGTCTACTACGATGGTCTTGCACTCACTGATCAATCCTGGCTTCCAAACCTGCTTGCCATCCTCGACAACATAGGAACCGATAACCTCAGCATTGTAGATGTCTTCCCAGCGTGAAGCCGTGACAACAATGTCTGGACGCTGAACGGCACGGTCAAATCCTCGGTCGGTGTCGATGAGTAAAGGACTGTTGGCTGTAGTAGCCAAAGATGTCTTACCGGTACCTGGAGTACCATAAAGTACAATAATCACTGGACGCTCTGTAACAACGTCATTCTTTCTAATAATTGGCATACACTAATAT